AAAATCCAAATGCTATTCCTATTTTAGAACAAAATCTAGATAAAGTTTATTGGGATAGGTTATCTGAAAATGTAAATGCTATTCCTATTTTAGAAAAAAATTTAGATAAAGTTGATTGGGATAGGTTGTCTGAGAACCCAAATGCTATTCCTATTTTAGAAAAAAACCTAGATAAAGTAAATTGGGGTTGGTTATGTGTTAATCCAAATGCTCATTTACTTCTCTCTAAACTAGATTATCAAGAAATGAAATTAACCACAAAAGAATTTTCTAGAGAATTGACTGAACACGTATTTCATCCAGAGAGATTAATCAGAATATGCGACAGAAATGATTTGGAATTAAGTGATTTGCTAGAAATTCTGTAAAATACAATAAATTGTAAATAAATTCAATATATCTAAAAGTCAAAACTATAAAAGTCAGTTGATGCATTTCTTGTAGCATAAGAATATTCTGGTAATTGAGGTGTTGGCGCAGGAACTGTAACAGGTTGATATCTCAAATCAGCTGGTTTAAGTGCAAATGCATATCCAGCTCTATCAAAAAAGAGTGTATTCTCCATAAGATTATTATCAACTAATTGATATCTCACTGCAACCATTTGACATCCACTTGCTCTACACACCATACCACTAGGATTAGCCGGACTACCTCCATTATCTGGTGTTACGATAGTTATACCGCGTCTATTAAAATCAGTCAATTCATTGATGTCAGGATTATTTTTAACATTATAATAATCATATTCTCTCATAAATATTGAGTTGCTAGTTAAATTAATAAACTCAAGTAAATCTTGATTCTCAAGAAATGCAGTATTTGTTCTATCAACAATTAGTATAACTTTATTTTGGAGAGACAAAAGAGGAATATTTCCTAAATTTTTTCCTTCAGATTCATAACTATAACTAGGTCCTAACATAATATCAGTATTGGACTTAAAAATATCTGTTAATTTAGAATACATGTTTTGATTACTACTCTTAAATCTTAAGTGAATTAATATAGGGTCAGTTGGATTTGGACATGTTCCTCCAGAAAACGCATAATTTCTAATAGTATCCATAACAGTTCCAAAGTTGACTGAATTAAATGTTTCTTTAACATGATAATTATCAATTGTGCTGGTTGCTACAACTGGTTGGTCATTTACAGAATATATTTCAAAATCAAGACATCTAACGCCTTGTTTAATAATAGCCTTTAAGTTACATACATCTACAAAATCATTTTTATAAGCTCCTCCAGAACAAGAATTATAAGCGGTTTTGATATAATAATCAAATAAATTACCACTACAGTCTGGGTCTGAACTAGTTATAGGTCTTAAATTACCAGCAACACTTGGATATAGAGTATTCATATAATCACATTCGGCTTTTTGAAGTCTGCTTAGATAAATCATATACCCAATAAAAATGATTAAAATAACAAAAATAAATGACATTATCATATACACTTGAAAATCTTGATCTAAATTATTAATAGCGCTTAAATAATCATTAGAATTTGTTGTTGACATTACTAATATATAATATTATTTTTTATTTTGTTATAAAGTTTTGAGAGAAAGATATTTAGGCGAATTACTACTTTAAATTAAAAGTAAGGAGTAATTACTTAAATATATATTATTTAGTTATATTATAAATGCCAAAGGTTTGTGAATATGAAACGTGTAGAGCTTATGCTAACTATGGTGAGTTTTATGGAAAACCATTAAGATGTAAAGAACATAAAGGAGATTATAAATTAGTTAGTAGTTTATGTCAAAAATATAATTGTTCGAAAATATCTTCTTTCAATTATAAAGACGAAATAAATTCAATTTATTGTAGTGAACATAAATTAGAAAACATGGTAAATGTAAAATCTAAAGTATGTATTCAAGAGAATTGTAACACAAGTCCCAATTATAATTTTGATGGGGAAAATATAGCATTATATTGTTCAATTCATAAAAAAGAAGGAATGATTAATATAACATCAAAAAAGTGTTTGTATGAAGGATGTAAGATTCGTCCTAATTATAATTTTGATGGAGAAAAAACTGCATTATATTGCTCAACTCATAAAAAAGAAGGGATGGTTAATATAAAAACTAAAACATGTATTTACGATAATTGTAAAATATGTCCTAATTATAATTTTGAGGGAGAAAATACCGCGTTATATTGTTCAACTCATAAAAAAGATGATATGATTAATATTAAATCAAAATTGTGCATTTATGAAGGATGTAAAATATGTCCTAACTATAATTTTGAAGGAGAAAACAAAGCATTATATTGCTCAACTCATAAAAAACATGATATGATTGATATAAATACAAAAGCGTGTATTTATGAAGGTTGTAAAGTATTAGCTAGTTACAATTTTGAGTGGGACACGCAATTACTATATTGTTTTACACATAAAAAAGAAGGAATGATTAATGTAAAATCAAAAAAATGTATTCAAGAATGTTGTAAAACATTAGCTACTTATAATTTTACAGGAGAAATAATATCATTATATTGTTCAAAACATAAAAAAGAAGGAATGATTGATATAAAACATAAAATATGTAAAGGAGGTTTCTGTCTTGGAACATTAGCAAACCCAAAATATAAAGGATATTGTTCTTCATGTTATCAACATTTATTTCCAAATGACCCATTAACAATACAAATGCGTTCAAAAACAAAGGAAACAGCCATTCGCGATTATATTAATTTAATTTTTGAAGGTTTTCAACATGATATGCCTTTGTGGACAGGAAATTGCGATTGTAGCCACAGAAGAAGAATAGATCACAGAAAATTATTTGGTAATACTTTATTATGTATTGAAACAGATGAAAATCAACATAAAGGATATGATAAAGATGATGAAGAAATTCGTTATGATGATTTATATATGTTACATAGTGGAAAATTTATATTTATAAGATTCAATCCAGATAAATTTAAGGATAAAAATGGCAAATCTATAAACCCAATGATGTATACTCGTTTACCTATTTTGAAAGAGGAGATTGAAAAACAAATTAAAAGAATTGAAAATGAAGAAAATAAAGAATTATTAGAAATTATTAAATTATATTATGATGAAATAAAGAATTAAAAAATAATACTATTATATACTAAATATGGCTGGAGGATTAATGCAACTTGTGTCGCAAGGTCAAGCTAATTTGATTTTAAACGGAAATCCAGAAAAATCTTTTTTTAAGTGTACCTATAAAAAATACACCAATTTTGGAAAACAAAATTTTCGTTTGGATTATGAAGGAACACCTGCTCTAAGTCTTACAAATGAAAGCACATTCACCTTTAAAATACGTAGATATAGCGATTTACTTATGGATTGCTATATATGTATAACATTGCCAAATATTTGGTCTCCAATTATGCCTCCACAACCTTATACTAACCCCGACGGTTCGACTAGTTATACAAATTGGGCTCCTTTTGAATTCCAATGGATAGATAATTTAGGTGCTCAAATCATCAATAAGATAACAATCAATTGTGGTAATCAACAATTACAACAATATTCAGGACAATATATACTTAATTCAGTTAGAAGAGATTTTTCAGGAAGTAAACGAGCTCTATTTGATGAAATGATAGGCAATGTTCCTGAATTAAATGACCCAGCTAATTCAGGAGCTCGTGTAAATGCATATCCAAATGCTTTTTATACAACAAGTCCAGCTGGAGCACAACCTTCTATTATGGGCAGAACATTATGGATTCCAATTGGGTCATGGTTTAGTCTTCTCTCTACGCAAGCTTTTCCATTAGTAGCTCTTCAATACAACGAGTTATCGATCAATGTTACATTTAGACCTATTAATCAGTGGTTTACTATTCGTGATGTTATGGATTATACAAATAACTATCCGGTTATTGCTCCAAATTTTAATCAATATTATATGCAATTCTATAGATTTTTACAAACACCTCCAGACGAAGAATTAGGACCTACATCTTATGTAGATACTAGAACTAATTGGTTTGCAGATATTAATTTAAATTGTACATATTGTTTTCTCTCTGACGATGAATCAACAATTTTTGCAAAAAATGAACAAAAATATTTATTCAAACAAATTTATGAAAAACCATTCTATAATATAACTGGAGCAAATAAGATTGATTTGGATTCGCTTGGTATGGTTATAAGCTGGATGTTTTATTTCCAAAGAAGCGATGTTAATTTAAGAAATCAATGGTCAAATTATACAAATTGGCCTTATGAATACATGCCTCAAGATATAACTCCAGCTTCAACAGGAGGAGATTATCCAAATCCAAATCCAATAGGTCCGCCATTTTTAGGACCTGGATTAAACCCAGACGGAACATTATCAGGTTTATATTATTCAGGGGTTTACAATCCTCAAAATCTTAAATCTATTTTGATTGCATTAGGAATATTACTTGATGGCCAATATAGAGAGAATGTTTTACCTGAAGGAGTATTTAATTTTGTAGAAAAATATGTAAGAACAGCTGGTTTTGCTCCTCCAGGTTTGTATTGTTATAATTTTTGTCTGGATACAGACCCTTTAAAGTATCAGCCATCTGGTGCAATGAATATGAGTAGATTCACAAACATACAGTTTGAATTTACAACTATTACTCCTCCAGCAGACCCTTATGCACAGGTTTTAACAATTTGTGACCCAGCAACTGGAGATATAATAGGCATTAACAAGCCAACATGGAGAATTTATGACTATAACTTTAATATGTATTTAATAGAAGAAAGGGTAAATATGGTTATATTTGTTGGTGGAAATGCTGGGCTATTGTATGCAACTTAATAATAAAATAAACCAATTTAAACACATAATTATTATATCATTAAATCATGTTAAGACATAATAATTTTAGACGAATAATTAAAAGGAATTTATTTAATTATAAAGATCCATTTTTATTGGAAACACAATTAACAGAAGATGAAAAATCGATTCGAGATTTGGCATTTAATTTTTCGAAAGATAATTTATTGCCAAATGTTGTTTCATCATTTAGAAATGAAAAATTCGATAAAAATATTATGAAACAAATGGGAAGTGTAGGTTTGTTAGGGCCAACTATTAATGGTTATGGGTGTGCCGGTGTCAATTATGTTTCTTATGGTTTAATTATGCGTGAAATAGAGAGAGTTGATAGTGGTTATAGAAGTTGTGCAAGCGTACAATCTTCTTTGGTAATGTATCCAATTTATAAATTTGGTTCTCAAGAACAAAAAGATAAGTATTTACCAAAATTAGCAAAAGGTGAGTTAATTGGTTGTTTTGGTTTAACTGAACCAGACCATGGAAGTGACCCCTCTGGTATGAAAACACGTGCCAGATTTGATGGTGATAATTATATTCTAAATGGTAGTAAAAATTGGATTACAAATTCACCAATAGCTGACATATTTATCGTCTGGGCTAAGGATGAGCATAATATTATAAGAGGATTTATATTAGAAAAAGGTATGACTGGATTATCTGCTCCAAAAATTGAAGGTAAATTTTCATTAAGAGCATCTAACACTGGTATGATTTTTATGGATAATGTCATGGTTCCAAAAGAAAACATGATTCCAAATGTTAAAGGTTTAAAAGGACCATTTTCATGTTTAAATAATGCTAGATATGGTATATCATGGGGGGTATTGGGTGCTGCAGAAGATTGTTATTTAAGAGCAAGAGAATATACTTTGGATAGAAAACAATTTAATAAACCATTGGCAGCTAATCAAATTGTCCAATTAAAATTAACAGAAATGTTATCAGAAATAACCCTTGGAATTCAAGCTTCTTTAAGAATTGGAAGGTTATTAGATGAAAATATACTTATTCCAGAGAATATTTCAATTATAAAGAGAAATAATTGTTTGAAATCATTAAATATTTCTAGAAATGCTAGAGATATGTTAGGTGGTAATGGTATATCTGATGAATATCATATAATTAGACACATGTTGAATTTAGAAGCAGTAAATACATATGAAGGAACACAAGACATTCATGGTCTTATTATTGGAAGGGGTATTACTGATTTAAGTTCTTTTTAATAAAAAATTGATTTAATAATTTTATATAATATTAAAGTTATTAAATAAGTATGATGCTAATTATAACGATAATTAAAAATATTTTACAAAAGTCAAATTTAAAAGCTCCATTAGGTAGATGGAATATTGAAGTTTGTAACAAAAAACTCAATAATAAAATAGATTTGGCAAATGAAGACCATTGTGGACCATGTGGTAAATATCTAAAAAATGCATTAGTTACTGAAAAATTTGATGTAACATCTAAAAAGTTCTTTAAGTAGTTTTAATTAACTATTTAAAAAGAACTTAAAGACGGATACACTACATAATGAAGGGAAATTCTCTAGTTTTCTAAAAAATTGTCAATATTTATTCCCTACACCTGAAGAGAAAATAATCAAAATAATTTTGGGAAAGTTTTTTTGAATTTTTAAAATGGACAAAAAAAATGTCCAAAATTGATATACCAAAAACGTCCTTACTGACCGATTTTTTTTATTACGATAGTGAAAATTATCGTCATAAATTAAACCAAAGAAATATTTTATCGTGATGATAAAATTTTATTTAAAAACTTAAAGAGTTTTTTCTATAGATACTATATGGAGCCGATGGAGCCAAATATTGAGCAAATTGAGCAAAAAATGAGTAAATTATTTTGTTGTATAAAATGTGATTATACAACGTCACGTAAATTAAACTATGATAGACATACTTTAACCGATAAACACAAAAACAAGGCCGTGGAGCCGAAACCCTGCTCAATGGAGCCGAATATTGAGCAAATTGAGCAAAATCAAAAATTTAATTGCATTTGCGGTAGACAATATACATATAGTAGAGGACTATCAAAGCATAAGAAAACGTGTAGTTATCAATTTAAACAAAATATTCCCTACAAGAGTCAAGATGAATTAAATGCATTGACCAACCTTGTCCTAGAGGTTGTAAAGCAAAATAAAGAATTAGTAACATTAAATAGTGAAGCTCAAAAACATAATCAAGAACTCACAAATAAGCTTGTAGAAATGTCTGGTACAACAAATAATAACACTCTAATTAATAATAATTCTAATAATAACAATAAAACTTTTAACTTAAATGTATTTCTAAACGAAACATGCAAAGACGCTATGAATATTAATGATTTTATTGATTCTCTTCAACTACAACTATCAGATTTAGAAGAAGTAGGTAAGCTTGGCTTTGTAGATGGTATTTCTAATATTATTGTTAAAAATTTAAAAGCACTAGATGTTCATAAAAGACCGGTACATTGTGCAGATAAAAAGAGAGAAGTTATTTATATCAAAGACGAAGATAAATGGGAAAAAGAAAATGAACAAAAAATAAAACTTCGTAAAGCTATCAAACGTGTAGCATTTAAAAATGAAAAACTTTTACCAAAATTTAAAGAGCTTCATCCAGGCTGCAACTATAGTGATTCGAAATATTCAGACCATTATAGTAAATTAGTTATAGAGGCGATGGGAGGTATTGGAGATAATGAAAGCGAAAAACAAGACAAAATCATCAGAAATATAGCTAAAGAAATAGTTATAAATAAAAGTTAATAATTTGATGGCAAAGGTCCATCTCCTATAAATTCACCTGTTACAGTATACATTGGTGGATAATTTGGCATATTCTGTAATTGATTAGGTTTATATCTTTTATTAAATAATTTTTGACCTTCATTAAATGATTTGCTCCAAGTATCTACTCCAAAATTAGCTTGAGGTGGCTGAGCATACATATCCTTAGTAATTATTTTTTCTCTAGTTCCATAACCTGTTGTTAATGGAGAATATGTAGGTGTTACACCAACGGTCAATTTACCTGCATCATTGTTACCAGGAATACATTCTGATGTTTTAGGAGACGATGATAAATTAGGCTGACAACCAGGACAATCAAAATCAGTAAAACATTGCTGACCAGTTATAGCACATCTTGAAGTTGGTCCACAAAAATTTTGACAACTATAAGTAGTATTTAACGGTAAATCTACAGTATGAGTTGTTTTATCACTTACAGTACCTGAAGTAAAGCATTCTACAATATATTTTTCGGCATCTAAATAATCAATCATATTAAAAACCAAAACTAGTAAAATCATTGTCATAAGGGGTAAAAATATTATGTTAAAGGAAAATTTCATATAATAAATTGATATTAAAATTTTTATATTAATTTAATATAAGTAATGTCAGATACAAATAATGATACTAGTGCTATAGACGAAAAAAAAGGCCAAGATTCATCCTCTTCTTCAAGTAGTTTTATATCTAATATAGGAGGATTCCTAACTTCTTTAATTGTGATAATTATTCTAATAATATTATACTTTTCAAGTGGTGGATTAATTTTATTTATGTGTAAATTAGCACAATCAAATATATTACCGTCCGAACCTAATTGTGCTCCTTATACTGATAATAAACCAGATATAGAAAAAATACAAACTAATATTTTTACCACATTTACAGACCCTGAAATGTCTATGAAAATGGAAATACCATATGATATAAATTCGCAAAATAAACTTGTTGAAATATTTAAAAAATACAAGGAAAAATCTTCTTCAAACTTTTTAGCAAATTATTTTATTTCAATAATAGAATCTATATTACAATTTAATTATTCAGCAATTAATACGATTATGAATTTAATGAACTCCACATTTCCTGAACCAGCAATAGTAGGTATTGGTCCTTTAATTGGTGGTTTTTTATTTGCTTTTGGAGCTTTAATTAATACTATTTATTTTATATATTTATGGTTTACAAATATGTCGTGGTTCTTTAAAACAAATACAAATGATACAGGTGATGGAAAACCACAATGGGAAGATGTTACAATCACGACTCCAGTAAATTGGTTTTTAGGAGCAGGATTAGCAATACTATTTGTTTTTATAATTATAATTGGTTTTCCTATTGTTTCAATTTTACCAATATTAGTTTTTCATAATTCTGTAATTTCTTCATTATTTGTTAAAGCTATAATGAATGGTAAACAAATATCATCATTTACTATCATAAAAGAAACATTAAAATATTATAAAGTAATAATAGTATCAATAATAAGTTTGTTTGTTATTTTATTGGCTTTCTCTAATTTAGGTACATTACCTGGTATTTTTTCAATTCTTACTGTTGGATTAATATATTATGGTTTAATAGGTTTAGATATTTTTAAATCAATTCCAGAATCAAATTTATCCCCATTAGTTAGCAATAAACAAGCTATTAAAACATGTAAAGCACCAGAATTTAAAAAATTTAATGAAAAAGGATTCTTTTATAATTTGATATTTGGACAAAAAGGTGGCAACATTTCAAACGAATTAAGAAAAATAGGAAAAAAATTATCTATCAAATAATTTTATCGTAATATTACTTAAATAATAGTTGTTTAAGTAATATAATAATGGGTAAAAATAAAATACCAAAACATCCTTTTGTTAGTATATGTACGCCAACATTTAATAGACGTCCTTTTATACCAATAATAATGAAATGTATTGAGAATCAAACTTATCCGAGAGATAAAATGGAATGGATTATTATAGATGATGGCACTGATAAAATTGAAGATTTAGTAAGTCACCTGCCTTATGTAAAATATTTTAAATATGATGAAAAAATGACAATTGGTAAAAAAAGAAATTTATCAAATGAAAAGTCAAAAGGTGATATTATAGTTTATATGGATGATGATGATTATTATCCTGCTGATAGAGTAAAACATGCTGTAGAAAAATTACTAGGAAGTAAAGTTTTATGTGCAGGTTCAAGTGCAATGTTTATTTATTTTAAACATATAAATAAGATGTTTCAATTTGGACCATATGGGCCAAACCATGCAACAGCAGCAACATTTGCTTTTAAAAGAGAATTATTAAATCAAACAAAATTCGATGAAGAGTCATCTGTAGCTGAAGAGCGAAAATTTCTAAAAGATTATACTATTCCATTTGTGCAATTAGAATCAACAAAATCCATATTAGTGTTTTCACATACTCATAATTCATTTGATAAAAAAGAATTATTAAAACAAATACCAAATCCTAATGTGCATGATACACCATTAACTCCAAAAGATTTAGTAAAAGAACCAGATATCTTAAAGTTTTTTATGGAAGATATAGATGAGTTATTAATTAATTATGAACCAGGTAAACCAGAAAATAAACCTGATGTAACTAAACAATTAGCCGAATTAAAGATAGAGAGAGAGAGAAAAATTCAAGAAATAAGGAAACAACAAGCAGATTATCAAGATGCAATTAATAAAATAACAATGATTACAAATCCCAAAACATCTCAACAACAAATTAATGAACAAGCTATGATGATAGAACAATTAATGTTTGAAAATAATCAATTAAAAGAACAAGTTCAATATTTAAATAATAAAATTAAACAGCTTATTGCAACTCAAATAGAAAAAAAGAAAAATGAAAGAAAAATTGAATTATCTAGTGAAGGTCCAACAATAAATATAGATTAAAATGATTTAAAGATATATGTGTTATATATTATAATATATAAGACATGTACCAGGACGATTATTTAAATCAAGTTGACCAAAATGATTTTGACGAACACGATGCTGATAAAATGTTTGAGAAGGTAAAGAGACAAGATAAGGGTTACACTGTAATTTATAGAAAGGCTTTAAAGAAAGATGGACGACTATATAACAAGAAAATTGAAATTTATACATCCAGTGGAACTGGAAATCGAATTAGAGATGCAGAGACTGGTGAATATTTTTCAAACCTTGTAGGTTCAAAGGATGAAGATTTGTTTTTCAAAGTTATTTTGGCTACTGGAGAATCTCAAAGTATAAATGGTTCTAGCACGGTATTTTATAGTTCGCCTCAGCATTATGCATCTCATTCGTTGTGTGATGTAGACCCTGTTTTATCACATAATTGGGAGCTAAAGAGGGATGCTAGGTTATTTGAATTAAAGAATAAAATTATTCCAAATCAACATTCTATTAATGTTAGATAAACTCAATATTATTTAAATTTAAACTATAAATTTTTTATCATAGTTTAAATTGAAAAACTTATTCTTCTAATTCATCACCAACATCTTCTTCTTCTTCAATTTCTTTATCAGTTGTTCCAGTAGCATTTTCTTTAATATACTTTTCAATATATCTATAAATACGATTAATATCGAGTTTACTTATTTCATAATTATCAAGTAAATTAATTATCTCTGACGTGTCATGATTATTACTTAATTCAATAAAGAATCCAAATAAATCTTTTTTATCCATTCCTAGTTTCTGACATAGCTTCTGTATAAAAAGAGAATTATTATATTCAGTAGAATATTTAGTTAAGACTTTTGTAAACCTAACCTCAGATGGTATAGTTTTATTCTTTGTTATAAATGTTTCATGATATAATTTATTATTTTTAAAAGTCTTAATTAGAGAACTCATTTCATTAAATTGCCATATTTGTTTTTGAAATGTAATACGGTCAATATAATCTGCAAAACATATATTATCTAATTGAGAAATATAGAATGGTATAGATTTTTTCTTATCCATTTTTTCAATTACATCAATAATATTTTCATGCCATAATAATCCAACACTTGTTCGGTCTGTTTCATTCATAATATTATTATGTTCATTAAGAGGAAAATATCCTTTAATAAGTTTATTGGTGATTTTTTTTGTATCATCATTATATGATTTAATTTGAAGAATATTTTCAATAATGTCACACGTAAAAAGTTCAGGCTTATTTTTGAATAAGTTGTAGATATTATTTAATTTTCTTAAATCACCTTGAACATATGTGACTAGTTTAGTTTTTAAATTAGATTCGATATTAGAGAATAATGATTCTGTTATATTTAATATTTGAAGTTGATTGGGTGTTTTTAATTCTATAGTATTACAAACTTTCATAAGTTCTTTAATTTTTTTATCTACTCTATAGTTACCAATACAAATAATAGGATTCATAGTAACTTCTTCTAATTTTTGTTTTTTCGTCTTTTTAGGTCTAATAAGTTTAATGAGTGAATTTATACCTCCTTTATCACCGTTATTCATTCCATCAATTTCATCCATAATAATGGCAATTTTTTTGATTTTTTTATTAAATAAACTCATAATATTTTTATCAGACATATTATGTTTTGTAATATCTTCTATAACAGATGTATTTCTAATATCACCTGCATCATATTTAATAATATCATAATTAAGCTCTTTTAATATATTAAAAACAAATGAGGTTTTACCTGTTCCAGGGTCACCATAAATATAAATACCTTTTTTTAAAAGTAGATTGTTTTTATTACATTCAAAATCATTTAGAATTTTTTTAATTTCTTTTTCTTCTTCATATCGATTAAGAATTTTATTTATATTTAATTTGTCCATTTTATATATTTAACAAGATTCTTTTTATGTAGATTTCTACACAAATCACGTTTCTTTAAATAATTAGTTAAAATTTTCATGCAATTGTCTGAATTATTTTCAATACAATAATTAATAATAAAATAAATATAATTGTTAAAAACCATATTTTTATATATATATTGTTTAGTTTTAAGCCATAAATTTATATTCTCTCCAAGTATTTTTTCAAAGACCAAATCATTATCTCTTCTAATGACATCACGAACATAATTTTCATATAAATTTATAGAACTCTTGATTGTATGATGATATAAATTATAAAATGTCTTATTAACAAATACGAGCTTCTTATATGGAATAAATTCTTTGATTAAATTAATAATATCATCATGCAAATCAGATAGTTTCATTATACATATAATTATTAAAATATATTTATAATGTTTATTTTCAATATCTTTTAGTTTTATATATTCTTTTATACCTTTTCTCATTTAAAACGCCCATTTTATTAGGCAAAAAATAAGAAAAAATGTAAAATAAATAGTTTATCAATGATTATTAACAGCATAAGTTATTCCGTCTAAGTTTGACAAGGGTTACTTACACCATAAGTTATTCCATCCCATGATACTCCGCAATTTTTTGCCCAAGTATATTTAGCACACAATTCATTAGACCCTGAAAATGCAGAAGTATTAAAGTTCATTCTTAAATGTTTATCTCCATCTTGAGGAGAACATGTTCCTAAATCTTTTACATTAATACATGTAGCATTATTTCCAGAACCATCGATTAACCAAAAATCAGGACAATCTGGAATCATAGGAGGCCATTCTTGGTCCGTAGAATAACTAAGCGCCATCCCAATGAATACAAGACTAATTATTAATATAATTATAGCAGCAAAAAGAACAAATTTTTGAAAACCTTCCATATAAATTAAATAAATATAATTTTTTCTATTTGCTTATTTTATATAAATGAACAAAGTAAATAATGGACGTGTTAATATAAAATCACCTAATACCTCAACATTATTTGAAATGTATGATAAAATACCTGCTAATCAATGTGTAACATTTAGGAATGCAACTGAGGGTTTATGGAATGAGACCCCTTTGTCACAAGCATTTTTTTCTAAACAAAACGTACTAATACTTCAAAATGGTATTAGAGCAGGTGTATATCAACGCTCAAATGGACAATATGTAATAGGACCACAAGATTGTGATTCACTTAAAATAATAATGAGAAGTGTATTTCTTCAGCACTCTGTAAATCAACCATCTAATATTCCTCATCAAATTACTGAGCTAAATAAAATTGTATTAAATTATTGCATACAACAGGTATATAGTGAAGCTCAGGGTTATATGAAATATGTAGACGATGTAAGCACCTTAGTTGTTCCTATTGCACATCCAATTCAAGCTAGCAATACAGATAGACAACTTGAATTAAAGAGTTGGTTTTAAAATACACATTGCTCTAAATACTTAATTACATATTAAAAATGGAATTTTGAAAATAAAAATAATGAATATATTAATCAAGAGGAAAAATCTTTATCTAATATAGAATTATCAATATTAATTATTAAAAATTGAAACCATTTTTTAATAATTTTATAATTTATCATAAAAATGGAAGAAGAATTGTTAACATTTTGGTTTCAAACTATGCGACCATATTGGTTTGGTTGTCCTATATCAATTGATAATTTAGTAATGAATAAATATAAGACCATATTAGATGCGAAACCTGAAATAAATAATAAAGAAAATTTATATCATATTTTAGCTCATATCATATTATATGACCAGCTATCTAGGCATATTTATAGAGACATTCCTGAAATTATTGCCCTACACGACAAGAAGGCAAGAGAATTATTTTATTTAATTAAGGAGTCTGTAGATGAGTTTACAAATCCAGAGCATCGATGTTTTGCTTTGATGCCATGTAGACACACATTTAACATAATTGAGCTAGAATGGTGTCTACAAAAAGTAACGGAGTGGCGTTCTAATAATAATATAGCAATTTATCGTCGATTTTATCAAGCAACAATCAAGGCAATTGTAAATATTAATAATAAACAAGATTTGTTATATATTAGTGTATTAAATAATATAGAAATATTAACCACAATTTTGGATCCAAACTCACCAACAGTAAATACAACTTGTCCTTTATCTAATGAAATATTACATTGTAATATATATAGTAAATTTAAACAAAGTGTAAATGAATATTTGCATTATTTTGAAACTAATGAAATTATTATATCAGTTTCAGGTGGTGTTGATTCAATGGTTTGTTTATATTTAGCAGGTTCAATATTTAAAAACAACTCTAGTATAAAAATAAAAGCATTATCAATTAATTATGCTAACAGACCAGAACAAAAATTAGAAATAGACATGGTAAATCATATGTGTTCGATATGGAACATACCACATTATGTTAGAACTATTAATGAAATTAAAAGAAAACGTGATACAGATAGAGAATTTTATGAACAAATAACACGTGACATACGATTTGAATCTTATATTAATATAAGAGATAATAATTATGTTCCTGTAATTTTAGGTCATAACTTAGATGATTGTCTTGAAAATGTGTTTTCAAATATAAAAAAACAAAAGAACTATAATAATTTATTTGGAATGGAAGAAGTATCAAAAGAACGGGATGTTATAGTACTTAGACCATTATTAAAAGTATCAAAATCCAATATAATTGCTTTTGCTAATGAACACGATATACCATATACATATGATTCAACCCCAGATTGGTCAGAGAGAGGCAAATTAAGAGACCAATTAATACCAGCAATTAAAACATTTGACTCATCCATTATAAGTGGTATAGTAAATATGGTAAATGAATACAAATGTATATATAATGTTTATCAAAATTCAATGCCAACAATATTTTATTATGACGACTTAAATGAATGTTCAGTTTCTATACAAATTAAAGTATATATTTTAGACTATTGGAAAAAAATATTTACACAAATAGCATTACATTATAAAATAGATTTTGCAAAGAATAAAAGCATAATTCATTTTATAAGTCAAATACAAAATGGAAATGAAAGCCGTATAACAATATCAAAATATATGGTAGCATGTGTAATATTAGATTGTCTACATGTATATATTTACAAATAATTCACTAGATAATTGAATCCTATTCTAATTTTACTCCAAATTAAATAATTTCTCATTTAGTTCCATATATTCCTTTTTGATTTTTTCTTCTTCAGGAGTTGTAAAATCACACAATATTTCTAAACCATTGTTCATCTCATCATAAATAAATTTAATTTCTGAAAATTGTTTTTTTAATTCTTTTGTATTATCAATATCATCTGGAATTGAAGGAATATGTATTGTATTGTTAGGCGTTGAAACATTAGGTCTATTATTTTTTTGTTTTTTTTCATCAGTTTGAGTTTTATCGCAACTATTAGTATGTGGAAAATATGGATTATAATAATAACTAATATAATTACTAGGATATAGTTTAGTATATTTTGGCATTATCACATATGGATTCGTAATTGTAGTATAAATTGATTTCGTCATCGTAATTAATTTATGTGTAGTGATTAAAATACAATAAATATATTCAATTTTTTATAAAATAAAATTATTATTTCAATTTCTACATTGTTGACAATTCTTTGATGAAAATAAAATAACAGAAGTTATGAATAATAATATAAAAGATTAAGGGATGATATTTTTAATTTATTTTTAAATATGTTTTTGTCTCATTTTTCTTTTCGGTCGGTGTAATATAAATTAATGAGTGAAATAATTGATAAGAAGATATTTTTAGGTGATATGGTTAGTGCAAACGATGAGATTATGTTAAAAGAAAATAATATAACTTGTGTAATATGTGTTGCTGAAGGATTAAATATAAGATTAAATAACCCAAACATAAAAATTTATAAATATGATTTACAAGATAATTCAGATTGTGATATTTCTCTCTATTTTGATGAAATAGGAAAATTAATAGAGAGTGAGAAGACTGTATTAGTTATTTGTGCAGCAGGTATAAGTAGGTCTTCAACAATAGTAATTTCTTATATAATGAATTATTATGATTTAAATTTAAAAGACGCTTTTAATTATGTTAGAAATAAAAGAAATATGATATGTCCAAATAAAAAATTCTTAAGATGTTTATTTGATTATGAAATGAAATTATTTGGTAGAAATAGTATTAAGTGGGATGAAATGGTTCAGTTGTGTTTTTATACCTAATTTTCTTTTTATTTTTCTCTCTAACTCTATAATCAAGAGTCATTTAAAAAAGAAGGAAAGGCTTTGACAAACGTTTGTATGCAAGTTTTTATAACTACTCAACACAGGTTCGATAAGAAAGTCGGCTTTATATTAAGTATTTTAATATATATTAAATAAAAAATATATATTAAAGTTCTTTATATTAATTTATAATATATTTATTTTTGTTTTTAAATTTTTAATCATCTTCAACAACTAATGATTGCTTTTTTACAACTTTCTTTACAGCAGTTTTTGATACAACCTTCTTCTTTGATTTTACATCCTCACCATTCATTAATCTATTTCTTTCTTCTTTATATTCAATATATTGTTCCTTTAAAGCTTCTAATTCATTTAACCACATCTTATTAATAGTAGTAGACTTTACAATTTCTAATTCAGATTTTTTATCTCCGTGTTCCTTATTTAGCCTAGCTACATTTTCTTCAGTTACCGAATCCATTGGCATCTTAGTTAAATAATGATAATTTACGTCACCATCAATAATATCATATCCTTTTGTTTGCAACATTTCTACAACTTGTTCCTTCTTCTTCTTACGCAAATCAATGGTGTCATCAAGATTTTCTTTAATATATTTGGCTTTATTGGTAAGCATCATCAATTCACGATCCAAACTTTCAATCATATATTCTTTTCTAGTTTGATACAATTTAAATCTTACATCATAATAAGAATCAATAATATCAGAAACTTTGTCAAATTTTTGCAATATATCATTTGCATCAAATAAATGCATGTTAGTTGTAGTATTAGTAGTATAAAGCTTTAACAATTTTTCAAGACCATTACAGGAATAATCACCCTTTGACTTTTCTAAATCTTCTAATTTTCCTTTGACAAATGTAATAGTAAAGTCTACATTTGTATCTCTACTCATATCTTCATAATCTTTAATAATTGCTGGAATCTTATTTTTATCTTTATCTTCACCAGGATTACACCAATGTTCAAGTAATTCCTTAAAATCTTCAGTCCAACATCCAATAGGTAATTCAGTTACTCTAATTTTATCGGTTGCTAGTTTTTCATATATTCCTTTAATTAAGAATTTATCATCCGAAATCTTTATAATTTGTCCTTTAAATCCTTCATAATAAGGAATAAAATCAAATTCATCTTCAATATGTCTAAGTTTATTTTGCAAATATTCGATTATTTGTAATGGATTATAAGACATAATATCAGTACTAAAACCAGTTCCAATACCCTTAGAACCATTAACAAGAATCATAGGAATAATTGGAGCATAATAAATTGGCTCAACAGATAACCCATCATCATTCAAATAGTCAAGAATATTATCATCAGTTTGTTGAAAGATTGTTCTAGTAATTTTATTTAATTGTGTAAAGATATATCTTTCAGAAGCACTATCTTTTCCACCTTGTAATCTAGTTCCAAATTGTCCATTAGGCGTGAATAAGTTAATATTATTAGAACCGACAAAGTTTTGTGCCATTCCAACAATAGCACCATTTAAACTAGCTTCACCATGATGATAACCAGATTCTTTAGATACAATTCCTGAAAATTGAGCAACCTTAATTTCTTTAGTAATATTTATTTTAAATCCAGCGAATACAATTTTTCTTTGTGAAATCTTAAGACCATCCATCAAGTTAGGAATACTTCTATCACAATCATATTTAGAGAAATGAATCAATTCTCTGTTAACAAAATCTTCATAAGATACATTTTTCTTACTGGTATCAAGGTAAGCATCTCTATCATAAATCTTCAACCAGTCTTTTCTATCATCAGCACGTTTTTTATTAAATACCATATCAATTGCATCATCAGATTCCTTGCCACTAAACTGAAATTCAACAATTTTTCTATTCTCAAAATATTCTCTAAACTCCTTACCAGTGCTAGTACCTAAACCTTTATAATATTTAACAGTCCAACCCTTAATATCATTATTCTCCTTCCATTCTTCGAATTCGCCTTCATTATAGAAATTCAATTCATTAGAGCCTTTTTTTGCCTTCAAGATTGGAGTATTCATAAATCCAATAAATCCAGGAATTTGTGCAAGAGTAGGCCATTCACATGAGAATAAATTGATGCCAAGACCTTTAATATGACTACCATCTAAATCTTGATCAGTCATGAATAAGACCTTACCATATCTTAAGCTTTTATTAACATCTTCTAAATTTAAATATTTTTTACCAGTAACTAGACCAAGAATTTGCTTAATTTCAGCAATCTCTTTATTATCAGCAATCTTCTTTACAGGTTCACCACGAACATTAAGAAGTTTACCTTTCAAAGGATAAACACCAACAATATTACGGTCTTCAGATGACAACCCTGAAAGAATACCTGCTTTAGCTGAGTCTCCTTCGCAAAGAATTAACATACAGTTATTTGACTTTTCAGTTCCAGCCCAATTTGCATCTGTCAACTTTGGAATACCTCTAACAGATTTACTCTTGGTTCCATCAGTCTTTTTAGCTGCTTTGGTTTCCTTGACTTCTGTTAATTGCAATGCAGCATCCATTACACCCATCTTTGCAACCTTTTCAATAAACTTATCACTTACATCACATTTAGAACCAAACTTAGATGAAGGAGTATTCATATAATCCTTAGTTTGACTGTCAAATGCAGGATTTTCAATGTCACACCTTAAGAACAAAATTAATTGCTCCTTAATAGTATTAGGATTGACCTTCGTCTTCTTTTTCTTTTCAATAAATTCAACTAATTTTCTAACAATCTGATTTAAAATATATTCAACGTGTTTTCCACCTTTAGAAGTGTGAATACCATTTACAAATGATACTTGTACAAATTCATCGGATGGTGTAAGAGCAACAGCATATTCCCATCGACCATCTGAGCCGCCTTCTTCATAAACTCGTGGTGCAACTGATTTATCGCCAATATACATGCTGATATATTGTTCAAAATTCTTGACAGGAATTAGGTCATTATTATATTTCACCTTAATATTTTTATCAGTGATTGCACCAATATCATAAACACGCTTCTTAAGTAAGGAAACCATATCTGGTGTTAAACCGGAAATACCTAATCTAGTAAAATCAGGTGTAAACGTAATTTTAGTATATGGTTTCGTCTTACACTTGGTAATTGAAGGCTTACAAATTTCATCTAAGTTATTTTTATATTCTTGAATATATTTAAGTCCGCGAATATGGTCAACTGTTTCAATGCGACCATAACTAGACCAAATCAAAACAAGCTTAAATCCAAATCCATTCTTACCACCAACAATTTTCTTTTCTTCTTTATTATAATTCGTTGAAGTTCTAAGATGTCCAAAGACAAGTTCTGGAATCCAAACACCGTCTTTCTGAGCAACATCAATACCATTACCATCATTAACCATAGTAATTGAACCGTCAGATTCAATGGTAATATCAATATGCGAAACAGGTAATGCATTTTCTACATTAGCATCAACTCTTGTTTTCATTCTGACAACATGGTCGCGACAATTAACAATACCTTCATCAAACAATTTAAATAAACCAGGAATATAATTAATATTTTTTTCAACAATTTTCTCACCATCTTCGCTCATAATCCACATATCAGCATCAATACTTTCAACAGAACCAATATATGTATCTGGATTATCCAAGATATGCTGCTTATCGGTCTTCTGTTGAACATCAAAGAATAAATCACTATTAGCGTCCTTAGCACTCATTGTTAGTATAATATGTAATTTTATTTTTAACTTAATTTTTATAATCAATTTTATTTAAATTAATAAAATAAAATCAAGATTAATATTATTATGCATCCACAGAGAAATTTTATACCAGGTTCGAGAAGAGATACATCTCGTATGATATATTATGCGGCAACATTAAATACTTTATATCCAAATCAATCTGTTCAACCAAATTGTTATTGTATTCCAGATAAATATGATAAGAATACACCTGGTTCAGACGCTACATCAGCAAAAATTTCATATGCAACGAGAATTGCTCAAGTTGTAAATACAACAAAAGGTGGAAAAATACAATATGGTAATTTTTATCTGGGTCAGCCATTAAATGTAAATTATTTAGGTAGAGTTGAAGGTATGCCTGGGGGTAGTGGAATGCCACCAGTTAATCGTTTTTAAAGTAATATTAAATGCGTTTTTAATTATTTTTAGAAAATAATTATTTTCTCATTTTATCTTATAATGACTGAACAAACATTTGGTAGTAAAGCTCAAGTTTGGCACGGAACTGCTAAAAAAACTACAGGTAGTCTTACAAAGAGTGATTTAATGAAGAACAAGCACGGACGTATTGTTTCTAAAAGAAAGCATACTATGGGAAAGAAGAGTATTAAGCATTTAAGAAAGTTGGGATATATTGCTAAGAAAGGTAAGTTTACCTTATTCCATAAGGGTCACAAGTCTCGTAAGATGAGAGGTGGAACTGGTGCTCCTATGGGAAATGAAATGCAATTAGGTGCGCCACTTGATAGAGCTTTAAATGCTGCTGGTGGAAGACGCAGAAGTCGTAAGATGAGAGGTGGTATGGTTTTAGGTGGACCATTATCTCCTCACTCATTTGATGGTGAAGGTGTAGGAACATCTGGTGTTGGACTTCAATTCATTGCTGGTAACGCTGCTTAAATTATAATGTAATAAATTAATTAACATTATAATTAACAATCAATCCATTCAATTTTGACAAATTTTTCATAAACAATATAATCTGCAAATTTATAATATAAATATTTTTCAAAATATCTTTTGCTAACAATAAATTTTAATGGTAAATCTCCACCGCAATATGTCTGATAATAATTATATATATCATCAAAGCTTATAAGTGAAAGAGTATGATTATTTTTAATTTGTTCTTTAATATATGGTATTACACACTGAATATCATTGGGTTTATTCCAAAGAGTAGATGTAATATTTAATACATATTTATCATCAATAATTTCACTTGAAAAGAAATGTTTCAATACTCGAATAATATTCTCTTCAGATAAGACATTTCTATTTTTAGACCATTGTTTGAATAAACAGCTAATTTCATCGATTTCAAGTTCATTTTCAAAATCAGATGATGGTGAATTAATTATTGTTGAATCCCAAAACTCAATAAAATCTTTATATACAGGTAAATATTTACTAGTTACACCAATAAAAGAGTCAGATTCCTCGTCATATTGAATGTTTGATTTAAGTATATTTTTAAAGGAGTTAGAAAAAATAACAATTGGTAAACTATTACTAGAGAGAAATTGCTTCCAGATAAAATGTATATTTTTCCATTCAATCTTAAATCCTTCACTTGTTTTTTCAATATATTCGCTTATAAATTTTTCTACTAAACCATTTTCAGTTGTATTTTTTAAAGTATATACATAATTTATTAGTTCATCATCTGCTTTTGTATTAAGAAAAATATCAGAATTAATATGTCTATTTGAATAATGAGCAGCAACACATAAAAAGTTTAAACCAATTTTTTTAAGAGATTCTCTCCAATATTCATTAGAATAATTTTCATTAATTTTCATTAATCTGCAATTATTAAAAGTATGTGTTTCATGATATTTAGTAACAAATTTATATGAAATATTATTATTTCCAATAGAAGATGCAGCAACATTCTCAAGTTCATCCAATAATTGTCTCATTTTTTGACTTACAATAAATGTAAAATCAGTATGTTTCTTAAAAATATTGTCACCAATTATAGTAAGAAAATATTTGGCAGTATTTTTAGAAGAAAAAATAGAAGGATAAAGGTAATTTAATACATTCTGTATTGTGTCAGTTTCAGGAATCGAACTAAATAAGTTTCGCTCTTTAATTTGTTTAATAATTGCAGCCTTAGTTTTATGTTTCCATTGTAAAAGCGTTCTTTCTTTAGAAATAGTCGAGAGAAGTTTATGTAAAATTTCATCCTCTTTAACTATAAAATAATCCTTACCATTATACTCATAATAGAAGTTATTATTTGGTAAATAATAATAATTATTCTTACTTAAAAAAACTTGCATAAAAATCTGTTGTTCTTCAGAGAGATAAGTATTAAGATTCTTTCTTTTCTCATGATTTTTAGACTCATTTTCTAGTGTATTTGGTAAATAAACATGAACATGATTATATATTCTTTGCAACATATATTCATTATCCTTATACCTTTCATATAATTTTTCAACAGTTGTTAGACAATCACCTCGTTTTGGTTCTGACATTATAATAAGTAATAAAATTGTTTTTAAATATATTTTAATAAAAACATATAAAATTATTAAAATAATATAATATTTTACTCTAACATCCTTAATAAATCAATAATAGAGTTATAATATTAATATATTATATGAAAATTAATTTACGATATTTACCAAATAGATTGACACGAAAAGATAGAAAAAAACAAACCAAAGAGCTTATGAAATCTCGCAGTCTTTACAGGAAAGGAGTTTATCATTCAAGACCAAAAGTAAAATCTTTCAAGTCTAAAAAATCCAACCACATAATCAATGCAGAAAAAATGTATCATGTTGAAAAAATTGGTGCTACTGATGAGCTTGCAAAAGCAACTGGTTGTTCCAAATCGGCTTTAGCAAAAATTATTAATAAAGGTGCTGGTGCATATTATTCGTCAGGTTCAAGACCTAATCAAACTGCTCAATCATGGGGTGTGGCTCGTTTAGCTAGCTCAATAACTGCAGGAAAAGCTGCTGCTGTTGATTATAATATATTAGAAGAAGGTTGTAAACCGAAATCCAAGGCATTAACTTTAGCAAAAAGAGCAAAGGCAAAACACGGCCACGGAACAAGGAGAGTTCCAAAAGTTAAAATTTAATTATATAATTTAATTGCGTTAAAATATTTAGATACATAAGTATTTAAAGATTTTAAATTAAAATCTACTATAATGTCCGCATTTTCAAATAAGAACCAAGTTATTGAATCTACTGAAGGAAACGTTCTTACCATTAAAACAGTTCAAATTGCTCCATTTAGAACTCTTATGACTGCATTAAAAGATATATTATTAGAGACAAATATTACTTTTGAACCTGATGGTATGAGAATTATTAATATGGATAAATCACATACTATTTTAGTTCATTTATTTTTATCTGCACAAAATTTTGAATTCTATGAGTGCAAAAAAGAGAAAATAATTATTGGCGTCAATATGTTTCATCTATTTAAATTAATTAATACCATTGAAAATGATGAAACATTGACTATTTACATTGAAAATTCTGATTATGTAGATGGAATCGTCTCTTATTTATCTCTCAAGTACGAAAATGGAGAGATTAAACAATGTAAGACACAGAAGTTACGTTTGATTGAACCTGACCCAGAAGAGTTGCAATATCCAGATGTCACCTTTTCATCTATTATTAATTTACCATCTGCTGATTTCCAAAAAATTATTCGAGATTTGTCATGCATTTCAGAGAAGTTAGAAATTAAGTCTGTTGGCAATGAATTAATATTTAAATGTTCTGGTCAATTTGCTTCTGCTGAAATTCATCGTGCCGAATCTGACGGTAGTATGGGATTTATTTCAAAGCAAGATTCGTCTAAAATTATTCAAGGAGAATTTTCACTTAAGAACCTTGGTTATTTCATTAAGTGCACTAATTTATGCCAACAAATTGAAGTTTATCTTGAGAACGATTTGCCTCTCGTTGTTAAGTATAATGTTGCAAGTCTTGGCAGCATACGCCTCTGCTTAGCACAGTTGCCCTCAGCATAAATGGTGTCAAAATAATAAATGTGTCCAAATTAAACCGCTGGAGTTCTAATTCTCTTTTTGGGATATAATCTATTATACCTTTTGACATAAAACAAATTTTTATTTATTATTTTTTAGATGTATCTTGCGATGGGACGGATGTTGTTTTTTTCCCGTTACGTTTGTCACAATCAGAAGTATGTGTACCACTTACGCAACCCTGACAACAAGTATCAAACCTCCCATTTTTTTGCCTGTTACAATATCTACACTTATTTTTTGTCATTTGATATATTTGATATTTTCTTTTTTGCCTCCCGAATCTATTGTCAAATTGAGGAAGTAATCTAATTTTATAAAATTCAAAATATCTATCGGCAGTTTTTTTGGACTCTTCTGAACTAAAACCAAACTTATTAACCCAATCTTCAATAATGTTCCTTATAACATTATCATTGCTACTTGATATGTAAGATTTTTTAAGTTCTTCAATCAAAACACCCAAAGTTTTAACATTACCCGACTGCATCATATCAAAATCAGCTTCTCGTGCGCGTTCGTAATTTTTTCGTGTTCTTTCTTCATTCTCATCTTGTTTTTTCTTTAATAATGGCTCATTTAATAATCTTAATCCAGGCAAAGCGCTATTAGATTCCCTTACTGCTCTATCTATATCAAATTTGTTCCAATTTTTTATGATATATTCTGATATATATTTTGCTATTTGTTCATTTGACATATCTTGTCTATAATTAATATTATTAAATGGTGTTGGTATTTGACCACTTCTAACTAACAAATCAGTTGTAGTTGAAAATCCGCCTCCTCCTGTTTCTAAACGTAAGAGTTGGAATTCATATAAAATGCTTTTTTGCTCCTCCGGGGTGGCGGTCGATGGAGCGCTGGGCACAGCTGACGGAACAGCGGTTGGCTCGACGGTTGGGGTGGCGGTCGGTGGAGCGCTCTCCATATAATGTGTATCTTCTTTTTGTCTTTGCTGTTGTTTCTTATAGTCAATCTTGCTTGTAGTATCATTCCACTTTTCAACAATTACTTGTTCGCCCTCCTCGAATTTCTTGACTACATCAGGCTCTTCTTCATTTTCCTTCTCTAGTGTATTTTCTTTTTGTCTTTTTATATATAATTCTGATTCTGATTCTGATTTTTCTTTCTCTTTCTCTTTCTCTTTCTCTTTCTCATCATCTTGTCTTTGTTGTTGTTCTTGTCTTTTTATATATAATTCTGATTCTGATTTTTCTTTTTCTTTCTCTTTCTCATCATTATCATTGCCACCTTTACGAAAAGTTTTTCTAGCTAAATTTACTTTCTTACTTTTTCTAAATATTTTTTTTTTATAAGACGATTTAGTCTTTTTATGTCTTTTTTTTAAAGTTTGTTTTTTTTTATACATTTTTTTACCTTTACTTGATTTCATGATATATTATATATAATATATAAATATAAATATAAATGTAAATGTAAATATAAATTATTTTATATATATTCAAAATATAAAGTTATAAATAATAATTTATTATTATAATTATTATATATAAATGTCAAGAAATTATGCAAATTATCCACAATATTTAGGTGCACTTAAATGTTGTGATTTAAGAAGTCAAGGTCCTATTGGTCCTCCTGGTCCTCCTGGTCAATCAGCAATAGGTCAAATGGGACCAACTGGTTCGACTGGACCTTCTGTCACTGGACCAACAGGTAGAAGTTGTAGAGGTCCAACTGGAGAACAAGGACCCACTGGTCCAGCTGGCGGACCAACTGGTGAAATTGGTCCAACAGGTCCAACAGGTCCAACAGGTTCAATAGGTGACACAGGACCAACAGGTCCATCTCAATGGAATGCTTCTAGTTTTACAGGCCCAACAGGAGTTGGTTATACTGGGATTGGATACACAGGAGACGTACAAATTTTTGGAAAATTATATGTTGAGGGAGGTATAGACCCAACTTATTTGGCATTAACACCTCAAGGCTCAAACCCATTACCTTCAAGTCTAGATGGCATGTGGATAGAAACAGGTGGTTCATTAAGAGTTCAAAAAATGCGTATGGATGATTTTTCTGGCGCAACTGGTGGATATGTAGATATAAATCCTATATCAAATCCTCAAATTACATTATCTGATGGCATTACACCCACCGAAATAAATGTCGTTACATTAAATAACAATGAGATATCATTTAATGACTCTTCAGGCACGGGAACTATTACATCCTTTACTACAAATAATTTATCACAAACAACAACAGGACCTACAACTATTACAGCTACATGGACTGATGTAATTAATTATGCAAATATTGGTATACCTACATTAGATGAAGTTCTAACTGCTGGAAATGAAGCGGATTTAAATATTATTTTAAAAGACAACTTGACTACACCTATTTCTTCAAATACCCTAACACCTTCTTCTATTAATTTTAATACTACCACTGCGGAGATTACTGGGTCTTATAATGGAACTTCGTATCAACTTCAAACTGACAATACTTCCAGTAGTGTTGGAATTGCTAATTTATTTGGTAGTGCCGTAAATAGTGCTGGAACTTTAATATCAGGTGTAAGTGGTGGTATTATTGGGATTGCTACACCGCCTTTTCCTCCTGCTGACGCTAATTGGTCTTTGAGTGTAAATAGTGGAAATTATAACCCTGCTCTTGGATTGAGTAAATCTGCACCCTTTACTAATTCAACCAGTTTGACGATTGACTTAAACAATATTATTCACTCTCAAGGGACAGGTTCTCCTTCCCCTAATGATGATTTTACCATTTCAACAAATAAAAACCTTATAATGACTGCTGATAATATTGATTTATCTGCTAATAATATTGATTTATCTGCTACTGGTCGTTTAATAGTCCCTTCATTAGCGAGTGGTGAATATTTAGATTATAACCCTTCAACTGCTAATCTTACTTTGGCGACAAATAATACTGGTGGAGTTGCTAATCCTATGCTTTCATTAAATCAAAATGATACTAATGCTGGTGCTGGTAATATAAGATTTACTAAAAACGCTTTTGCTGGTGGAACTGATATTGGAAGTGTAAGTTGGTATGCTAAAACTAATGAAACGGGAAATCCTACAAGAGAATATGGTAGAGTTAGAAGTGCTATTAGAAATAATACTACGGGTAATGTAGATGGTTCTATTGACTTTCTATGTGCTGTTAATACTAATATGACGGAATTAATGCGTATTAACGGACAGAATAGCGAAATAGAGTTCTACCAACCAATAGATACTAATGGTAATAATGTTAATTGTTCTACTGGTGATTTAAACTTGACTGCGTCTGCTTCTGCTACTACTGGAAATGTAAATATTAGTGCTAAAACTGGTTCTGTTGTAAATATTAATTCAAATGTAGTAATGGATAATAGCGAAACTTTAATGATACGAAATACTGCTAATACTATTTATAATAGTCAATCTCAAAGTTCAGTTAGTTTGGTTGATATTACTAATCCTTTAAACTCAAAACAACATATTCTTACTAATACTTTACAACAAATAATTAATCAACAAGCAACTACCTTTACTAATGAGAGTGATTCTGATTTAACTTCCATACGAGAAAGTGATAATTCAACTGGGTTAGATATTAGACGATTAGGATTAACTAATAACGCTATTAATATTACTGATTTAAGTAATCCTTCTACAACAGAACAAGTAGATATAAACGCTACATCTTTACAATTTACAAGTAGCGGTTCTGTAAGCGATAGTTTAAGTTTTTATAATGATAGTGCTGATGGTGGAGAAATTGATTGGTCTAATGTTAGTGGGACAAATGGTTTAACCATTACAAGTAGTCATTCTTTAACTTTAAAATCAACTACCGCTACTTATCCTATTGAATTAGATAGTGATGTAATCAATCTAAAAAATACAAATACAACTACATCAACAGCAAATCATAATGCCGATATTAAAGCAACTTCAAGTGGATTAGAAAGCACTACATTTTTAAAACTACAACTTAACGGAGCGGATATTTGGATACCTTATTTTACAACAGACCCTTCACTTTAATTATCTAACTATATATAAATGATGGAAAGTAAGCAAACTGAAACAGATTTGGAACAAGCATTATTGAATAATTAATATAAATACAAATATTAATACCAAGTTCTAGTGAAGACATATAATATTTACAATTAAGATATAATATATAATAATTTATTATAATTATTATATATAAATGTCTAGAAATTATGCAAATTATCCACAATATTTAGGTGCACTTAAATGTTGCGATTTAAGAAGTCAAGGTCCTATTGGTCCTCCTGGTCCTCCTGGTCCATCAGCAATAGGCCAAATGGGGCCAACTGGTTCGACTGGACCTTCTGTCACTGGACCAACAGGTAGAAGTTGTAGAGGTCCAACTGGAGAACAAGGACCCACTGGTGAACCTGGTCCAGCTGGCGGACCAACAGGAGAACAAGGACCAACAGGAGAACAAGGACCAACAGGAGAACAAGGACCAACAGGAGAACAAGGACCTACAGGCTTACAAGGACCTACAGGCTTACAAGGACCTACAGGCTTACAAGGACCTACAGGCTTACAAGGTTCTACAGGCTTACAAGGTTCTACAGGCTTACAAGGTTCTACAGGCTTACAAGGATCTACAGGCTTACAAGGATCTACAGGCCCTACAGGACCAACATTTTGGATTCCAAATTCTGTAACTAAATTTATACCTGCACCAACTGGTGGTGTCGGATTTACAGGGACATATACAGGAATTCAATATACAGGTGATGTCATTATAGATGGAAGTTTAAATGTTGTTGGTGGAATAGACCCTACTTATATTATCAATTATAATGGAGTTACTGGACAATATTCTAAATTAGATGATAAACAGCTAATAATAAACAATGTAACCGGTGGAACAATAGTTCCTGTAATTTCTTTAAACCAAACTGGAACTGCTGGCGGTATTTTGGTTCAAGAAGTTTATAACCAAAGAACCGCACAACTTGGAAATTTTAATCAGCAAAGTTATTTTGCTAAAAATAGTGGTGGTGGAAAAGTAGAATACGCAAGAATTAGTGCTGTAACTGCAAATACTGCATTAAGTAGAGGACAATTAGATTTGGGGGTTGGTAGTGGTGGTTCTGTTTCAACTTATATAAGTGTAAATGGTAATACTAATGATGTTGATTTTTTGAGAGATATTGATATGAATAATAATGATATTAATGCTTGTTCTTCTATTACTACCCCTTTAAACAACCAATATTCAAAAGAAAAGGTTGAATATTTAACTACAAATGCTACTGCTCCTACTGGTGGTTCTTTGGAAAGTAATTTAAGGTATACTGCTTTTAGTTTAGGAAAAAATCCTGAATGGTTGGAGGCATTATCGGTTACTACAAGTGGTTTCGTAAGTGGTGTAGAAAATATAACTGCTTCACAAGAAAGTTGGGACGGAAAGTTTTGGGTTGGAACAGAAATCGGTAATGTTTATTATAGTAGTGATGGTGGTGCTAATTGGACTTTACAAGGTTCGTATGGTGGTAGAATTAGATGCTTTTGCCCTTATCAAGGTAGTTATATGGCGGTTGGTGGTGATTTTACACTTGTTTCATATAATTATTTGTTTGGTATTAATAATTCTGGGTTGTCGTATAGTTCTTTTGATATTACGCCATTATCTAATAATGGAATGAATGCTCCTGTATATGCTCTTCACGATAATAATTCTAATTCTTGCTTGTATATTGGAGGTGCTTTTACTGATGTGTATAATGCTACTGGTGGCTCTTATCAAAAATGGGTGACGCTGGATTACGCAGGTAATATTTTTTACTCTTTCAGTAATACTTTTGGTAATGGTTTTTTTGGTGGTGATGTCTTAACTATTACACGAGATACAAACTTAACTGGATATATTATTGTTGGTGGGAGTTATACATCTGCTTCCGCAAACGGAACTTCTATTCCTATTCCTTATTTAATTACTTTTCAAACTACTTTGGGATATGATATTGCTGGTTGGTTCGGTATTGGGAGTGCTTTGAATGCTCCTGTTAATTCTGTTGTTCCTTATTCAAGTGGCGTTTTAGTTGGAGGTTCATTTACTAATCCTTTGACTTCCCCTACTTGGACGGATAATTACGGAATATATATTGTTTGGAATGGGTCAAGTTGGGATTTAAATAATTATCTCTTTTCTCCTTCCAGTAGTATTAGTTTCATTACTATTATTGCTACTACTGGTGTGTTTTATACAAATGTAGGTGGTAATACGATGTATGCTAATTCTACTCAATATCTTCCTATTCCTATCGGTTCTTCGTGGGAATGTGTTGCTTATAATGGTTCTAATACTTTATTTGCTACTAACGCTCAAACTTCCGCTGGATTTTTATTTTATTACTACGACCAAAATGTCGGTATAACGCTAAATGGAGGTGGTAATTTTTTCCGCAATCAAAGTAGTAGTATATCTCAATTTTGTCTTTTAACCAATATTAATTCTGCTGTGGAAATGGTTTGGAATAGTAATTTAAGTTGTTGGTTTGTAATATCAAACGAAGGGTGTAGTTTCAGTTAAAAATATAAATATGTTCTAATAAATAAAATATAATTTAATTGAAATTATATTTTAAATCATATATTAATATTATTGTTTCTCCAAAAACACACGATAACCTTTATGTAACAATTTTGCATGGTCCTTCAAATGATTGAGTGCTTCAAACGGTGAATCAACAATTTTATCTTTTTCAAACAAATAATTCTGACGAATGTTTTGGTGGTGTAAAAATGTATTAAAATTATTAGAAGGAAAAGATTTAAATACCTTATTTTGTAAATATTTTTAATGCGTCAGCTGTTAGTTGGAACCAAGATACAAACCCTTATAATTTTGTTTCTTGTTATCCTATTGCAAAGCAATTATTCACTAACGCTGGTGGGATGTATTGGTCGGATAGTAATGGTGGATTATATCTTAATGGTATTTTTTAACTAACGCTCCTTTTAGTTCTACTTGGAGTTGGATAGGCGATGCTGAAAACTATGGTTATTTTTCAACGAATAGTTCTTCTCAAAATCCTATTACGATGTATTACTGAAATACAAGTGATACAATTAATATAGCATTAAATAATCCTCTTGTAGCACCTAACGGAACAACCTATACAAACAATCTAATTTTAGGAACGAAAGGTTCTAATGCTGAATTAGTATGGAGCGGCAGTGAATGGTATGTTTTATCTACGCAAGGTATAGTTGGATATAACTAAATTAATTTCTTATAGTATAATATATTATTTATTAGGTATATCAACTATAGAATCATTATGGTCAGCTAAATACCATATTGGTGCAATTAAACCAATACCTTCTAGCCATGCCCAATAATTAACTTCCCAAACTAATTTTTGTGTTTGATTTAAAAAACTTAAAAAATAATCATTACTTATAATATAAAAATGTATTAAACTCTTTTTATCGCCAATTAAAAAACCACCACAAAATCTCCAAACGATACTGTTCGATAAATAATCTAAATTATTTATTTTAAAATTCCAACAACCAGGAAGATATATAAAATCGTCTTTAAATTCAGTTTTTGATATATTCTTTATTTTTAATAATGTGTTATTCATATCCTTAAAAATATATGGTAAACTGAAATCAAACCAACAAAAATAATCTGAATTATATGGATTTAAATCAATTGTTTTTTTTAAAAACTCTAATTTTGCCAACATTAAAAACAAATAATTTTTAGTATCTTTTGATTGATTCCTATTATCTGGTAAATTACATAATTCTGGGTTTTCCTCTCCAATTTTATATAATTCAAGTTCATTTATCGATAATGATTGAATAACTTTTAAATTTTTATAGTTCTTTTCAAGTTCACAAAATATTTCTTTAAATTCAGGTTCAATAAAAATGCAAATATTTATATTAAGAGTTAACATCATCTTAAAATGTTTTAAACGATTTTCAAATATTCTAGTATTGTCATATTCTTCATCATATACCTTTAAATATGCTGTTACAAAAGTTGTAGTCATTATTTAATAATATAGAATAAATATTTATATCATTAATCTAATATAATAATAAGGAATCAATATAATTTTTTTCATAAATACATATTCTAGTAGTTCTATCCCATGTACTATAATTAATCAAAACTCTATCATCTTCAACAATAATACTTAAACAATATTCAATAGATTCTCCTTCAAATTTAAATGGTGCAGAATATCGTAATAAATTCATACTAGAATCAAAAACTGATATCATATGATAATAATGTCTTGGAGATTCATATGAAACAATATGATTGATAAACCATATTTCAGGTTCTGTTATATCAATTACAATATTTCCATTGTTATTCTCTCCAATTTTTTTATTATAAATATATCCACAACTAGAACCTCTCACTCGAGAGAATATTTTTGGCATAGTTCTAGTTTCAACTAGATTTAAATTATTATTTTCAAGTTTACAAATTTTTAAAGGATACCAATCATAAATAACATGGTTTTCTCCTTTGTAATCAACAAATATCCAATTTTTTTCACATGATGATTGATTAAATGTTTGTTTCAATTCATTAATTGCAAATTTATTATTATTTGTGTCGTAGTCACCAGATAAAATTCCTATTTGATTATTACAGTGATAACCTGTACCAATATAGACAATTTTATTTTTATAGTTATCATAATAAATTCTTACATCTTCAACTCCCATATATAATCTACCATCATATATCAAGTCCATCCATTGTTCTTTAATAATATTAAATTTTTTATCAAATTCAACAAATTTATTAATAGAAATTATATGTTTCTCACAATTTATATAACTACCGTTAGGCTCAATATAATAATTAACATATCTTATATTACAAAAATATCCATCACTATTAGGTTTTTTAATTAAACAACTAGATGATGAAATAAAATTAATATTTTCATTATTTATATTTAAATTAATTGAGCTGTCGAGATAATAAAGTGTTTTATTTTGTAAAATTTGTTTATAAAATTTCATGTTAGATAAAACATTATCAATTTCCATATTATTATTTGAATTATTAAAAATAGAAATTATTTGTTTATCGATATTTTTGATTCCGCAATAAGCTGCAAATATTGTATATTCATAATATAGTTGGTAAGTATAAACATCATTATGTAAAAATAAATATGTATCTTTATTAAAGTTCTGTTCTAATATTTCATTTGCTAGATTATAAAATTTGTAACATAATTTATGTTTTGAATTTTCTCTATAATATTTAATGATTTCATATAATGCTTCCAGACGATTAGGATAAAAATCATATCCTTCTAGCCAATAATATAAAGCATTAGAAAATTTATTTAATTTTTTATAGCATAATCCAAGTTTATAATAACTATACCATACTTCTTCTTGCCAACCGCCAAATTCAATACGTTTTATATAAAATGGAATAGCTTCTTCATATTTTCCCAAGTCATTATAAGTATTTCCCAAATAAAAATAGTAACGATGATTATTTGGTTCATCTTTTATTCCATCAGTAAGTAACCGAATATCTCTTTCAAATTTGTCAGATTTAGAGCCACCATCTCCAATATCATTTATAAAAATATCAGATTTATTCAAATTAATTATAGTATTATTTTTAGGTGTATCTATATATTCATGTGTAACTCCAATATATTTATATAATCCATTATTTCTAATAATTCTAAGATTTTGATAATAAAATGAATTGTCGCCTTGAAGGATGAAAAAACTTTGAGCAGAATTTAATATAGATTTGTCGAAATTTGTAATTTCTAAAATCATATCTGCATCAAGTAATATGACATAATCAGATAATCCGATACAAGATTGTAATGCAAAATTTCTATTATGACAAAAATTTTTAAATGGTTCTTGAACAATTTTTCCAGATATACCTTTTTCTTTAAAGTAATCTTCGATAATCTGAATAGTATTATCGGTTGAACCAGTATCACATATACAATAAGAATCAATAATAGAAATTACAGAGTCTAATAATCTTTTAATGATATTACTTTCATTTTTAACAATCATATTTAAACACAAAGTAGATGGTTTTTCTAAAAGCTCCATTTTATTAATTAATTAATTAATTAGTATTTAAATTAAATTAAATTAAAATATATAATATAATTATAAAATGGCATTTACAAGATTTAAATATGATGATTGTAGAACAAAAAAATCACTACAACAAGCAACAGACCCAGGAAAATGGATTTTAAATGTTCCAGGAAATGGCGATAAACCTTGTTATATGGAAGACCCGCAAATAATTCCGCAAAAATGGGGAGGTAATTTAAGAACAAATACAATAAATTTAGAAAGTGATTTAAGAGGTGTGAATAGACAATTAAATAGAGATTGTTTAGGAAAATATGAGTACCAGAGATATGATGTGCCAAATCAAGCAATTCAATATCCAACTTGTTCTACATTAACAACAGAACAATCGAGAGCAACAAATCCTGCATGGTGGTATAGAGATTTAGCACAAACTGATTGGGAATACCCTCCATTAAATCCACAAGCAAATGTTTGTATTCCATTTCAAAATAATTTAAGTACAAGAATTTTAGAAAAAGATTACTTCACACCAAAGAGAGATTGTGTTTTAGATGAGACAAAACAAATGTTGCCATCAAGTTATAATCTAATTAGAGGTGGATATGTAGGAGGTCCAACAGTATGTGCTCAAACCAATTCATGTCAAAATATTTAATAAATTACATTAATTAATTTACTTGCTTTTTAAAGGCAGATTTAGATTATTATATATGAATTAAAATATAATACTTTATATATATAAATATGGAAATAGCGCTCCCATTAATAGCATTAGGTGGTATGTATGTAATATCAAATCAAAAAAACGATGATTGCACTAAAAAAGAAATCAGAAAAATAACACAAGAAAATTTTGTAAATATGGGAACTAGAACAAATTTAGCTACAAGACAAAGTGAAAGTCACGGCAATTATTTACCAAATACAAATATTCCTCCTCAAAATTTTCCTGTAACAAATATAAATCAATTATCTGATACAGTTCAAAATTACCCAAATCCAAATACAGCAACTGATAAATACTTTAATCAAAATTTATATCAGCAAAAAGAGAGAAAAGGAGTATCAGTAGGTCAAAACCCACAGGATATATTCTCTCTAACTGGTAATTATCTAAACTCAGACCAATTTAAACATAATAATATGATTCCTTTCAACGGAGGAAAAGTTAAGGGTAAAACATATGATGTCAATATTGCTGAATCTGTTTTGGATAATATGATTGGTTCTGGTTCTCAAACTATAAAAAAGATTGAACAAGCACCTTTATTCAAACCAGAAGAAAATATGCAATGGGCTTATGGTATGCCTAATCAATCTGACTTCTTTCAATCACGTGTTAACCCTGCTATGAAAAATAATAATGTTAAACCATTTGATAGTATTATGGTTGGACCTGGATTGGACAGAGGTTATGGTATAAATGGTTCAAATGGTTATAATTCTGGTATGGAAGCAAGAGATAAATGGTTGCCTAAAACAGTAGACGAATTAAGAGTTGATACTAATCCTAAATTAGAGTATGAATTATTAGGTCATGAAGGTCCAGCTGATTCATTTATTAAAACCGCTCCAACAACTCAGATGTTAGGTCGTATTGAAAAACAAAGACCAGATACATTTTTTATTAATACTCAAGATAGATGGTTAACTACTACTGGAGCATCTAAAGGTGAAACTTTAAGACCTATTCAGGAGATGGGTGTTATTAGAAGAAATGACATTCCTATTGATTATTTGGGACCAGCTGGCGCTATAGATGTAAAAGCAACAACAGCTCCGCAAAACTTTGAACCGTCTAAACGTCATGAACCATTTAAAGGTGGAATAAACCCATCATCTGCTATGGGACGTGGTGATGGTAGCGATAAAAATGAATTTCTTAAAAGTCACACCAATTATGAGAACCACCGTTCAACAGTCAGACAACCAGACACATTAAGAAGTGGTTTTAGTGGTGCAATTGGTGCTGTAATTGCACCTTTAATGGATATATTAAAGCCCACAAGAAAAGATGAGACTATTAATAATGTAAGAGTTTTTGGTGATGCAGGAACATCATCTATGATTAAAGGACCTGTTTATAATCCACAAGACTCAACATCAACTACCATTAAAGAAACCACACTTTATGCTCCTACATTTAATATTAATAATCAAAAAGAAGGATTATATGTTAATAATTATACATCTCCTGATTTGACACAAAGAGATACTACTAGTAGTGAATATTTTACTTCTGCAGGTGGTTATGCAACTGGTTATGGTGATATGAATTATGAATCAGCATATAGACAACATAATAATGATATTAAATCACAAACTATTTACAATAGAACTAATCAAGGAGGAACCCAGATATTTAATCAACAGATGAATGTTCATTGTAAGGATGATTGTGATAGATTTTCTGGAAGAGTAAATCCAGCATTTTCTAAATTAAGTTCATTACCACCTTCTGTCCAGACTTATGGAGCTATTCATACACCTCAATACTATAATGAATGTGCTGGATGCGATAGAATTAATCCTGATATTCTAACTGCATTTAAAAATAATCCATATACACAATCGTTAACAAGTTCTGTATAATTTAATATTTTTTATAAATTATTGAAAATATTTATAAAAAATGATTAAAGTAATAAATATATATATATATTTTATATAATGATGAAACCAATCTCTTATTCTAAATGCGTTTGTTTTTTTTGGAATTTTATAAATCTAATAAGAGTTTAATAAATATATATGTAAATAAATTAATACGTTATATTTAAATATAAAAACACTTCGTAAAATATAGTAACTTAATGTCATTAAATATTCATCAAAATATAAAAGAAAAATTAAATTACTTTCATGAAATTCATAAAATACCAAACATTATTTTCCATGGACCAACGGGAAGTGGAAAACGTTCGATTGTGAATGAATTTATAAATAAAATTTATGATAATGACAGAGAGAAGATAAAATCTTTTGTTATGTATGTAAATTGTTCACACGGTAAAGGTATAAAATTTATTAGAGAAGAGCTTAAATTTTTTGCAAAAACACATATAAATTCAAATGGAGGTAATAATTTTAAAAGTATAATATTATTAAATGCAGACAAATTAACAATGGATGCTCAATCAGCATTACGAAGATGTATAGAGTTATTTAGTCATAATACACGTTTTTTTATTGTGGCTGAAGATAAATATAGTTTAATGAAACCGATTATTTCAAGATTTTGTGAAATATATGTTCCTGAACCGGTAATCAATGGTCAGACTATTAACTTGTATAAATATAATTTAAATGAGGTTTTTAAAATGAAAGATATAAAAATTCAGAAGTCATATGCTCTATCAAAAGAATTGAATAAAATAAATAAAAAAATAACATTAGATGAACTGATGATATTATGTTTAAAATTTTATGAAAAAGGATATAGTGCTTTAGATATTATATTATTATTAGAAAGTCCAAAATTTTTTGAAAATTTATTAACAAGAGAAAGACGATACGAATTATTGATATGTTTTAATCGTGTAAGGAGAGAATTTAGGAATGAAAAATTATTAATATTATTTATATTAAATTTTATTTTTTTAAGTTCAGAATTATGTTTAGAAAATATAAGTTTTATGTAAATGGATGACTTTAATGTTAGTGCACTTCATGAGTCTAAAAATGAATGGGGAGCTAGATTAGTAACCCTATTAACACCTTTAGTAATTGATGGTTATAAATCTATTCTTGAAGAATCAATCAAAATGTGTAAAGAAAATAGTGAGATGGATAAATATTTAATGACCTTTCAGAATTTAATCTCTCGAATTCCAAAATGGAACCAGCAAATTGTTGAAAATGAGAGAAAAAGAATATGCGAAAAATCTGGTTGTAATTATTTAGAAGATTTAGTGACATGTGTTCATATTATTCAACTAAAAGTTTTAACAGCTATGAGAGTTGGACAAAAACAAAAGAAGATTGATATTAATGTACCTAAATTAGACGATTTTATTCATAAAGTTTATATCAATGTAGCCAGAAAGGTTTATAAGAATGTATATTTATTCCAAGCTGGCATTGAACCATTACAGATTCAGAAAAATTATAGAGAATTAGAAATTATTGTTCAAGAGTGTATATTAAATACCTTGAGAGAAAGTATTCCTGTTGAAGCTATATTGAAGGCTTATATGGATGAATCGGTTGAAGAAGATGTTATTGAAGAAATAAAAGAAGAAGTAACTCATGAACCAATTATAGAAAACGCACCTACTGTTACTGAATCTGGAATACAAAAAAATGGTGTCAGTTTTAATAATATAGACTATGTAAAATCAGATAATGGAGTAAGTCAAATAAATGCACCAAAAAATATTGATAGATTAGAAGAAATAAGTAATATAAGAAATGAGCAAAGAAAAAGAGAATATGAAGAAGAAGAAGATGATAATATTAAATTAAATATTTCAGACCAAGATTTTAGTTTAGATAATTTAGATGTTCATAATATTGAAGAACCAAAATTAGATTTATTACCAGATTTATTGATAGATGAAATAGAAATTTTAGAGTAAATTGCGTAAAATTAATAATAAGATTGTTCTTCGATAAATAAATAAATGACTAGTATATTTATAATAGCAGCAGTAATTTCACTTACATTTTTAGTAATAAAATTTTTAGAAATGAGATATATTGAAAAAGAAAGTAAACCATTAAAGCTTTTAATTAGAGATACTCTTTTAGTTTATTTCAGTGTAATTTTAGCAAATTTTGTAATGGACCAAATCAATCCAATTATGACAGCTGGAGCAGGTAAAAAAGTTACCCCTGTTTTTACTGATAATCCTACGTTTTAAATTTAAAATCAAATATTATTTACTTTTTAATAAATAATATTAATATATAAAATGAATTATTTTTTGTTATTTCTCTCCATTTTGTCTTTAAAAATAGATATAAATGCATATAATTTGACATCAACTTGCTATTGTACGACAGTTCCATGTCCAATAGAAGGTAAAAATTTATTGACAATTGGTGGTGGAACAAACGCTACATATTATTATAGTTTACATAATAATATACCTGTAATATCGTCTGCAAATGCAAACATATCAATACAAAATATGAATAAAGGAACCGACACAACAACATGTACGCAAAATTACGCACGTTCATTAGATGATGATGGTGTTCAAGATTGTGATGCTGGACATATTTTAGCAAACCATTTAGGTGGTCCTGGTAATCAACCAATCAATATATTTCCACAAGATTTAAGTATAAATAGAGGTTCTTACGCTCAATATGAAGATAGTATATATACATGTATAACGGAAAAAGGGGTGAGTTATGCTGAGCTATCTTGGTCGTTTACTTACTCATCAAATTCAAAAACAAAACCAATAAGTGTTAAATATGATGTTTATTATACAAGTAGAACGTGTGAATCATCCAGCAAAACATTTAACAATTAACGTCCAGTCCAAACCTTGACAACATGTTTTGGAACAGTGCCTTTTTCTAAGTCAATCATATATTCTTCAAATGTATACCCCCATTTCTGATACTTCATGATGTCACCAAAAAATGACTTTTTAAATAATTTTGGATTTTCTGTGCAAAAAATTAATCCAAAAATTCTCTCCAAACAACATCTATCTGTCCTACATTTAACAGCATGAATCATATTGATTATATTATATTTATATTGTATAGATGACAAAAATGATAAATTTATATATGACTGAACACCATAACAACCATTCCATTTATCTGTTGGTAAACCAAGAATATTTATATCTTTATTTAATTTTGAATCTAATCTAATACTATTATTTAAATAACTAGATATTCGCTTTGTATTTTCTACATTTTCTTTGTCTGAATTAAAAAACCATAAAGGCATTACATTTATTCCATTAAATTTTTCAAAATTTATTCTCATATGAAAAAAAACACTATCATGAATAATGATTGCATTTTGAAAAAATTTATATTTTAAAAAATAATAATATGGTAAAAGTTCTCCTCTTCCAGGGAACTCTGATTGTATTATATGTAGATTTTTATACTCAAATTCAGAATTAACATAATCATAATTACTATTATCATCAATTATAACAATTTTTTTCAACGGATAAAAAGTTCTTAACAGCTTAACACTATGGTTCCAATATTTATTTGTCTTTACTGAATTAACATGCCTCGTGATTATAAATCCAAAGTTATCCATAATATATATAAATAAAATCTATTATGGATTATCATTAATAAAATAATTCTAAACATGTGATGGAATTTTATCTATATTTATTATTTCATCAATATTCTTAATATCTCCATCGAATTTTGAAAATTTATCAAACTCTGGTCTTTCTAATTGAGCTTGTGGTGTATGATTATGAACACATCTTGCAATCATTTTGTATAATTTAAAATCTGGATATCTCTCTACACCATTGGTCTTATAAAGCATATTAATACCTTTATCATCTAAACACCATTCGAAAATCAAACGTTTAATCGGGTCGTTAATTTTACTTAAGTCTGTCATTTCTTCAAAATCATCAATCACATAATCAAAAATTGAACATGCTAGTCTACATAAATCAAAACTATAATTAGGTTCTAATCTTGGTTTCTTCTCATTAAAATAAGGTTCAGTGTTATATTGAGTAGCTGCATCACCTCCCGTTTGAAAACTATCGCTGCAAAAAACTTTTCCATCAAATTTAAAGATACTTCTACCAAAGTCTATAATTTTAAATATTCTTCCAAATGTTGGAACTTTATAATACTTTTTCTTATAACAATAATACAAATATTTCTTATCAGTTTCATTATACATTACATTATTTGTATGTAAATCATTATGTGTAAAATTAAATGCTTTTTGATAGGTTATTAAAATCATAATTATCTGCATAAATGCTGATATCCACTCATCTTCAGATAATTCATTGCTTAAAATCAAATCATCAAATGTATTCTCGCAATATTCCATTCCAATAACTTGAACAGGAAATTTTGGAATTGTAACATTAATTCTTTCTTCTTCATCATCCCAATCATCATCATCATTATCGTCATCATTTTCTTTTTCTCCAGTAGTATCACTATTTTTGTCTCCATTTTTTTCTGAACCAGAATCAAATACTTCATTATCTTCATCACAATTTTCACAATGTTCTAAATCTTCATCATTAGTATGAGATGAACGAGATGAACATGTAGAATTAGATTTCAATGTAACCTGATTATCTATATGCATATTAATATTAGTATTATTATTAGCATTAGTTATGTCAACTAAATCTATAGACATATCCTTAAGGTAATTTAAGTCAATTGTATTTTCTTCTTCAAACACTTCATCAAATATTCCATTATCAACTGAATCTAGAGATTTTAAACTTATATTATTACCGATTGTTAATGGTTTCAACTTTGTTTGTTCTTGTTGAAATAAATGCTCATATTCGTCAATCTTGAATAAAATATTCTTATTTTTATTAAAGAATTCAGAATTATTAAGGTAATCTATATCATCAAAAACGTTTATTTTAAAATCATTTTTGATTGCTAAGAAAGAACCATAATAGTCTACACCATGAATAAATTTAAATGTTTGTCTTAATTGACTTGATAAAAATAAAAACAAACCATCTACATATCCTGCATTATTAGTATCAATAAACTTGGCATTACAATCTTCTATAGTTGAATTTAGTTTTGGTAGATTAAATAGTTTTTCATTTGAAATATCATATTTACCAATCATGTATTTATATGGGTCTAACAAAGGAGCCATCTTAAAGAAAACTTCTTTGTCTTTTACCTTGCTATTATCCATATTTTTTATTCTACACATAAAAATATTATCATTTTCTTCATCATTTCTTTCGGTATTAATACTTGAAATAAACCATTTATTATTCAAATTAATACTATTATAATTTGTATCATTTAAATTGAAAAATCTTGCATAAATAGGTATATAGTTTTGAGTTTTAGAGAGAAAAAGCGAAGTTGGTTCCTCAAAATGTTTAAATAATTCGATATTTTTCCTTTTTTGATAATTTATGCTTATCATCTTTAGTGAATTAAAATATAAATTAAATTTGTTTTTAACTAATTATTTGATTAAAGTATTTTTAATCTTTCTAAAAGTAATTAACAATCAAAACTTTGACTGCGTTTGATTTAGAGAAATAATAGTATATAATAAAAAATAATATATATAATTTATAAAAATATATAATTTATAAAAATATATAAAGATTACACACATTTTTATATTAAATGATATCTAATGAATTATTAGACATAAAATTAATTCAAAATATTGATATGAAAAATAAATTTAATAAATTTAATTTATGCAATGATTTTTATGAATTACCTGGAAATCAACATTATCAATTATTAGCATATTTATCATCATTATTTAACAATGTTGATATTATTGAAATAGGTACACATTTAGGTGAATCTGCTGTTGCATTATCATATAACAAAAATAATACAATATATACATTTGATATTATAGATAAAATTTCAAATGAGAAGAAAGAAATTAATAATATTAAATTTATTATTGATGATATAATGACTAATTTTGAAACTAGAGAGAAATGGAAAGAAATTATATTATCGAGTGCATTTATATTTTTAGATGTAGACCCTCATAATGGTACTATGGAATATGATTTCTATTTATTTTTAAAAGACAATAATTATAAAGGATTTGTTGTTTGTGACGATATATGGTATTTTAAAGAAATGCGTGATAATTTTTGGTATAAAATTCCATATAATTATAGATATGATATATCTCAATTTGGTCATTGGTCTGGAACAGGTATTATTACTTTTAATGAAGATATTAGATTTCATAAAAATGATAACTCAGATTGGACATTAGTAACAGCTTATTTTAATTTAACTAAATGCTCTGATGCTTCTGAAGAAATATGTAAACGAGATAAGTCATATTATTTTTCACATTCTCTTTCTACTCTAAATTTACCATATAATTTAGTAATCTATTGTGATAATGAAAGTTATCATCAAATAATTAACTTAAGACCAGATTATTTAAGAGATAAAACAAAATACATCATAATTGAATTTGATGATATTAAATTAAATGATAAAACATTTAATACTTATAGAAATATTATAAATAAAAATAGACAAATACATCCTTATAATTTTGATAATAGAAACACAGCAAGTTATTATTTATTTTGCATGTCAAGATATATTATGTTAAAAGAAACAATCGATACAAACCCATTTAATAGTAAATATTTTTCTTGGATTAATTTTTGTATAGAGAGAATGGGTTACACAAATTTAAAATATTTAGATGAAGCATTAGCTGTTAAAAGAGATAAATTTTCAACTTGTTATATTGATTATATACCACATGAATTGATTAAGGATTCCAAAGAATATTTTAGTTGGGGAAGGTGTGGCATGTGTAGTGGCTTTTTTACAGGAAATAATGAATATATGTATAATGTTTGTAGTTTAATACTTGAAAAATTTTTATATTATTTATCGTTAGGTTATGGACATGCAGATGAACAGTTATATAGTCCGGTTTATTTTGAAAACCCAGATTTATTTGAACATTATTATGGTGATTACAATCAAATGATTACAAACTATAAATATATATATGAGGCACCAGAAAATCCAGTTAGAAATTTTATTAATAATAGTTTTAAATATGGAAATTATAAAAAATGCATAGAGTGTTGCGAATTTATATTAAACTCTTTAAAATCAAATAAATGCCAATTAGATGGATATTATATGAATTTATTAATGGAAAAATACTTGATTGCAAAAATTAATACAGATTTTTATTTAAACAATAATTTAATGCTTGCAGATATAGAAATAAATTATTTTTATACCACAATAATTAAACCTTTTTTAGACAGTGGAAATTATAAAGAATGTTTTATTAATTGTGAAATAATTTTAGATTATATAAATAAAAATAACATCAAGTCGCCAAATGATATTTATTTTCATATATATTTTAGTTATTATGTCAGTTCATTTTACATAAATAGGAACAAATCAGAAGAAATTATTGATAAAATATTTATCTTATTAAACAAAGAAGATTCTTTTAGAAATGAGTACTATAAAAGCAAAGATTTTTATGATAATCAATTCAAATTTGTCAACCATAAAAATATACTAATTCCTTTATTTCTAGAAATACCTATAATAATTATTTGTTATAATAACTATAAATATGTTGATAATACTATTAAATTATTAGAAAACGTTAATCAAAAATATTTACAAGACATAATAATATTAGATAATAATTCTACTTGTGCTGGAACTAAAAAGTATTTAAAAGAAATTAAACATAGAGTAATATTTAATGATAACAATTATGGACCTTGGATAAATGATATAGTAAACTCTAATTTATATAATAGTTTACCGGATAAATTTATACTCACTGATCCTGATTTAGATTTTAACAAAAATTTGCCAAATAATTTTATTGAAATAATGCAAACATTATCTGATAAGTATTTATGTGAAAAAATAGGATTTGCACTTGATATCAGTGATTTTAATGAAATGTATCAAAAAACAATTTATGAACATGAAATTCAATTTTACGAAAAAAGAATTAATCATGATACTTATGAGTTATACGAAGCGGGAATTGATACAACTTTTTGCATGGTAAATAAAAAAGGAACTTATGATTACAAAATTAGAATTGCTGGAAATTTTACAGCAAAACATATACCATGGTATATTAAAAATAAAATTTATAATGATTATGAATTGTATTTAAATTGTATTAATTCTGGATTTTATGATATACCTTCAGGTAGACACTGTATATCAACAATTTCTGGAATAATAATTCCTTATATTGAAAGTAAGTATGTCAATATAAAAAAAAATAATGAATTATTTTTAATAGAAAATAACGAAAATCGCGATAACTTAAATTTTTGGAAAGACATTTATTTTAATTGGGAACAAACTACATTTGAAATACTAGATAAATATCTAGTAAAAGATAAAATATTTATTGATATTGGTGGATGGATAGGAACTACATCAATGTATGGAAGCAGAAAATCAAAACACATTTATTGTATTGAAGCGGATAACCAATCTTTTTCTGACTTAAAATATAATATGGAGATAAATTGTGAAAAAAATTATACATTAATAAATAATGCTATTTATAATAAAGATGATATTGAAATAAAGTTTGGTAAAAATTTATTTTTAAAAAATTCTAAAATGAATGATAGTACATCTCATATTTATTCAGATAATAATAGCAATAATACGTTTGATAGCTATAATTTAGTTAGAACAATTACATTAAATTCTATAATAAAAAAATATGATATTAATTATAACGAAATTTCAATAATTAAAGTAGATATTGAAGGTGGAGAAGAACATATATTAACTGAATTAAATTATATACATGAAACATACAATATTCCAATATATATTAGCTTTCATTACGATTGGTGGGAAAATAAAGATTTAAATAGATTTGAGTTTTTAAGTGAAAAAAATAAAGATTTAATAAAACACGACCCATTTACAAGTATATTGTTATCAACTTATTAAATATTTAGGAGTTGTAATTCAGGTTTATTTCGTTTAATTATATATTATTTATTAAAAATATTATATAATGACTTTAGAACTTAGAAAATTCGATATGAAAAGCATACAATTTAAAGCTACTGAAAATAAAGGTCCCGTTGTTGTTTTAATTGGTAAGCGTGATACAGGTAAATCATTTTTAGTTAGAGATTTATTATGGTATCAACAAGAAATTCCTATTGGAACCGTCATATCAGGAACTGAAGAGGGTAATGGTTTTTATGGTAAAATGGTGCCAAGATTATTCATTCACAATGAGTATAATTCAGCTATTATTGAGAATATCTTAAAGCGTCAGAGAACCGTATTAAAACAAGTTAAAAAGGAAATGGATGCATATAAACGCTCATCAATCGACCCAAGAGCATTTGTTATTCTTGATGATTGTTTATATGACAATACATGGTCTCGTGATAAGTTAATGCGTTTATTATTTATGAACGGTAGACACTGGAAGGTCATGTTAGTCATCACAATGCAATATCCGTTAGGTATTCCTCCCACACTGAGAACCAATATAGATTATGTTTTCATTCTTCGAGAAAATTATATTGCAAATAGAAAACGAATTTATGAGAACTATGCTGGCATGTTTCCAACATTCGAAGCATTTTGTCAGGTTATGGACCAATGCACGGAAAATTATGAGTGTCTTGTTATTAATAACAATTCCAAATCTAATAAATTGAATGACCAAGTATTTTATTACAAAGCTGATAATCATAATGATTTCAGATTAGGCTCAAAAGAATTCTGGGAATTATCTAAGGGATTACCAGATGAAGACCAAGAAGAACAATATGACCCTTCTAAAACTAAAAAACGCGGTGGCGGTCCTAGAATTAGTGTTAAAAAGACTACTGGGTGGTAAAATATTGGTTTCGGTTTCAAAAACAAAAACAAATTTTTTAAATAACAACTTAAAGACTTAATTATTATTAATGTATAATTGAATGGAGCAATTAGATATTGTTAAACTGATTGAAGATAACCCAATAACTAAGTTATCAAATGACTATAATATTAAATTATTGACAAAAATTAAAGAAAAATTTACAGATTTTGAACAACAATTATTTTTATCAAGCTTTTATTGTTATTTAAATTGTAATCCAATTAATGATTTTGTAGTTGATTTAGATAATATATGGAAATGGTTAGGGTTTAGTCAAAAAATCAGATCGAAAGAATTGTTAGAAAAAAATTTTAAAATTAACAATGATTATAAAATTTTGCTTTCTCTGTCAGGAGAGCAAAACTTTAGTCCTGCGAGTTCAGGAGTAAAAAAAGATAATAGAGGTGGTCATAATAAAGAAATAATTATGCTAAATATTAAATGTTTTAAATTATTGTGTTTAAAGGCTCAAACAAAAAAAGCTGATGAAATTCATGAATATTATATTAAATTAGAACAAATTTTACAAGAAACTATTGATGAAGAATGTAATGAATTAAAATTACAATTACAAAATAAAGATAAACTTATTAATCAAAAACAAAAAGAAGTAGAACAAGCTTTAATCAGCCAATTTCCTGTAAATACAGAATGCATTTATTTTGGAATAATTGATGATACAAATGAAGATGGAGAGAAATTAATCAAATTCGGTCATACAAATGATTTGTCAAATAGAGTCTCTTATCATCATAAGCATTATAGCAATTTTTTTCTAAAAAATGCATTTAGAGTTCAGAATAAAGTTGAAATTGAAAATCTCATTAAGAATCATCCAAAAATTAAATCACAATTAAGAACAATTAAAATTAATGAGAAAAATAAAACAGAAATTATTGCATACAATGATAGTTTTACTATTGATAAATTAACTAAAATTATAAAAGAAATTATACAATCCAAAATTTATAGTATTGAAAATTTTAATAAGCTTACAAAGCGCAATGAAGAATTAGAGTCAGTAAATAATTTATCGATTGAAAAAATTCTTTTTCTTGAAAAAAATAACTTGGAGCAAATTATTGAAATTAACAATTTGAGAGAAAAACTTGATAAACAACAGAAAATTATTGATTCTACAAAGATTAATGAAGAATCTGTTTATCAAAATATTTTATTGCCTGAAGATGAAATAAATAAAAAATTTAATAATTTTGTGAATGAAATTTGTATTGTTAGACCAGATGTACAAGAATTGTCTGTAAATTTAGAAGGAAGATATCGGTTGTGGAGCAAAGTTAAACCAACAAAGGAAATATTTCATGCTCTTAAAAATTATTTAGATACAAGATTCAAACCAAAAAGAATTGATGGAAACCATGGATATGCTGGTATTAAACTAAAATCAATTGAATATAAAAAAACTTCTAATAATTCAGATGTTGAAAATTTTATTTTTAATTCATGTGAATTTTCAGATTGTGGAAAGATATTAAATTCGACGCTATTGAGAGAATATCAAAAATGGAAAGCAAGCGTTAATAAAGAATTAACAGATAATGATATGAAAGAAATAAAAATTTACTTAAATGAATCGCCATATACTTTAAAAGGTACTGTTTGGACTGATGGCGAGTCTAATGAAGGTTATTATGGAATTTCATTGAAACAACCATATATTCAAAAGGAAAAAATATCCTCATCAACTGGTAAAAAAGTGTATAAGAGGGAAAAAGACACTAACGAATTATTAGCAACATGGGATACGATAGCCAAAGCAGCAGAAATGGAAGGATTTTGTTCTGCTAAAATGAGCAGGTATATTAAAAATAAAAATATAATAAATGACTATTATTATAGTGTTATTTAAAAAGAGTTACATTATAAAATGACAAGAATATTATATAATGTTTAATATAATATATAATCATAGAATATTTCATCACCAAATTCGTCAACACCTATTTCATTTAATAAATCAATCTAATCAACGTATGTTAACTAGAATACATATAAGTTGTAAAAATATTAACCCAGATGTTAATAATATTATTAATTGTATGTTTAATTATAATTGTAATTCATGTTCGAATGTAGGAGGTAACTGGTTTAATTAATATTAACACTCTTCAAATGAAATAGGGTATGATTTAGATAATTACATTATTTATTATAATTATTATAAAATTCATAATGTTATTTTGTTTTTAAATAATGAAAACTAATGCAAATTTTTAATTGCTCTTCATTATCATGCAGCGCAGGATTAAATAAGTCAACATCTATAAGTTTTATATCAGTTATATTCGATATCCATAATCCTATTGAATAATCACCATAAATAGATGTTACTAATTCATCATCACTCTTTTGTCTAATATAATCTACTAATTTTAAATATAAAGATCTAGTTAATAAAAATCCAGCACCACCAGACATGTATGATGGAAATGAATAACCTTTGCATCTATTACCAATATACAGACTATCAGACTTAATAAATTGCTCCACAAAACTATTTAATCACTCCGGAAATACAAATGTATCATCATCCATAAAAAATACCAATCATAATCTATTGTCATATTCTGAAAAAACCTAACATATTTTAAAGGACAACTTTCGTAATTGTCAGCAGTATTCCATACATAAATATTTGGTTTTATTGATTTACAAGATAGAAAATAAATATCTGTTGAATTAACATTTTTTAAACTGGTTTCTAATAAAAATTTCGCACGACTTGATAGATAATTTTCACATGTTAAAATAATATAACAAATTTTCATGCATTTAATATTATTTTATTTAAGTTTAACTTTAATTATCTGTTATTTTTCATTAATAAAATGGGCGTTTTATAATAATGTTTTTATAGTATTTTAAATTGTTTTATAAATATTAAATAAATCTTTAATGATGTAAATCAGTTTAAAGATTTATTTATTTGTATATCTAAAAATACATGAGCTTCGTTTTAAATAAATATAATTGTTTCTGTATTTCTATGGCAAGTAGTAATGATCGTTGGACTAAAATGCAAGAAAGATTTTTAAAATTAAATCTCGAAGTTACTAGATTTCCTGCAGCAATTGGAGGGACTGACGATATCATTGACAGTTTTGATAATAGATTAACTAACGGTCAAAAAGGTTGCGGACAATCACATATTAATTTATGGAAACATATTTTAGAGAAAAAATTACCATATGCGCTTATATTAGAAGATGACGCATGTTTTGATATAAATTGGAAAGATAAATTAGAATTATTTACTAAAGACATTGATGATAAAGAGTGGGATATTATATTTTTAAACGGATCAGAACCATGTTGTCCGATAGATAAATGGGTACTTTGTAAAGAACAATATTTAACTGCTGGTTATATTATCTCTTTAAAAGGAGTAAAAACAATTTTAGGAATGTTTCATAATTGTTTTTACGCTTCTGATTGGATGACATCTAGAATTCAATTATATAGCCATTCATATTGTTATTTTCCATGGTTAATAATTCAAGAAGGCAATGAAAGCACTATTGGAAATAACATTGAAGAAGACCATAAAAAAGTGTTAAGATGTCTAAATGACATTGGTTATAATTTAGACAGTTATATAATCTAAGTAAAAGAACTGATAGACGAGAAAAAATTTAAAATGAATTAAATAATTTTAATTTATGTGATAATACATTACGTTTTTATGATTATGGAGTATAAATATATTATTATTATTGATTTAATGAATAATAATATATTTTATTTATTATTTACTTCTTACCAGCAAATGGTCCAGACTTTAATAAACTTTGACCATTATCAGTCTTTCCAACTACAATATTTTCACCTTCAAATAATTCCTTACAAATATCAGCAGTTGAAATATTTTCTTGTTCTCCTAATGAAAATTCTTGAGTGCTTGAATTATTTACACCAATTAAGTTTCCTTTTTCATCAATAGTTTGAGATAAAGTATTACCACTCTTTTCAGCATTCTTAATATTTTCTTCAATGGCTTGTTGCTTAGTTTCCTTAACGCGTTGTTCAAAGGCACTCTTAGCATTAGACTCATTCTTTTGTTTCTCGTGCATTATTTGATTTAGTTCCTCTTCCATATATTCAACGCGACCAGTCTTATACGCTTCTGGGTCCCAAGGCATCCACATGCCAACTGGACCAACCATGATATCATGATTAGGATCAATTTCTCTCAACATTTTACATCTTAATTCAGCTTCTTCTTGTGTTGGATACACACCTCTGACCTTTAATCCTCTCGTACTTGTTTGGAAATTATGTTGAACATCAAATTTCTTTTGTAATTCATCTTCGTGATTATCTAGATAAGTTTTATAATCATCTGATAAATTTGATTTAGCTAATTTATCCTTTTCTTCTTGAACAAAATCTTTAAAATCTTTATTCAAATCTTCAAATGATAAATTGTATTTAAAAGAAATAAAATTAATAAATTGTAAAAATTTTTCCATTGACTTATTGAAATCCCAATTCTTTAGGAATTCTTCAAAAAAGAATATTTCCTTCTCTTTAAGAATTTTTTCAGGGGAACAAAAAGACATACAAACAAATTTTTGACCAGCAAGTGGCTTATCCTCATCTAATAAATCAACGTATTTAGGATTAACTTTTCCATTTATCTCTTTTCTTTCAAAACCAGATTTTTTAGATTGTTTGTTTTTAGAACTATCCATTTTAATTAATTAAATTATTTATTTTTAAGTAATTTATCGCACAAATTATTTTTTCTTAACATTTAATATAATGAACGGATTAATAAACGTTGGTGAACTTGTTAAAAGAATCATTAAATATCTTGTTGAAGGTTTAATGGTTGCTATTGCTGCATATGCTATTCCTAAACGTTCTTTGAATATTGAGGAAATTATTTTGATTGCTTTAACTGCTGCTGCTACATTTAGCATTCTTGATACCTATGTACCATCTATGGGTGTAACTGCTCGCTCTGGTGCTGGTTTTGGTATTGGTGCTAACTTGGTCAAATTCCCTGGTGGATTTTAAATAACATAATATATTTAAATCTGTTAATAATATATTATGGCAAAAAGAGTTACTAGACATAGAAGACAAAAAATACATAGACATAGACGTAGAAGTATGAAAGGTGGTGCATTTACTCAACAAGAATTACAACAATTACAAAATTCAGGCTTCAATCAATACCAAATTGACAGTTTGACAGATTTAGGCGTTTCATTAAATGAAGTTATACAAAAAGTTAATACGATAATGAATCAAGGAGACGATGGTTTTCATGGTAATTCTGATGATATGACAGAACAAGTAATCATTGAATTATTAAATGAAAATCAAAATGCAGAGCAATTAGAAGGAATTCCTCATGCTGATGATGACGAACATAACTTAGATATTAGTATGGATAATTCATTACATCTATCTGATTTAGATACAAGTAATATGTCAGGATATACAACAAGTCCAGATGAATTTGGAGGAAGAAAGCCTAGAAGAAAATCTAAGAAGAGAGTTAATAAAAAAGGAAGAAAGACACGGAGACGTAAACAACGAGGTGGTATGTGTTTTGGTAATGGAGTAGGTGCAAATAGCAATGACCCAAATTATTCTATTTATAATACTAATATGTTAAAACTTTTCCCGTATAAACCTAATTAATTTTTAAACAGTAGGAATAAATTCCCAATCTAATTCTACACAAATTTTTCGCCAAATTATATCTTGTTCCATTCTTTTTTCTGGGTCTTTTAACATTGGAAAATGCTCTAAATATTGTTCTTCTCCCAAAAGTTCGCAAAGTTTGTATGCTGTATAATAATAATTCAAAAAATTGACTCTATCATCTGGACAGAATTTGGAATATGGTGCTTGTAATTCAATAAATAAATTACAAAGTGTTTCTTCTAATTCAGGACTCATAATTGGTGGTTTTATCCCTAACTTATCTTTAATAAATGGTATGTGTTCATAATATTTATTATAGCCTAACTTCTTAAGAATTTCTTTAGTTTTTAAATTTGTAATTTGTGATATAGTGATTCTCTCTTTTTTAATTTGAAGCTTAATATTTTCAATAACATCAGGAGGAATTTGTGTTGTCTCTTTACCTTGAAATTGTGCAAGAATCTCTTTAAAATGATTAATGCGTTTATAAGCATAAAAACATACTTCCTTTGGAGGTTCTTTATATGACGGCTTTTCATTTTCAATAAGATATGGTATACTTCTTGAACAAATATTGCAAATCATTATACCATCTTCTTCAAGAGGTATTAATTCACCCTTATGACAAAATTGACATATATCTGTTTGATAAACAAAATTATTAATATCTAAAAACTCATCGCTGACATTACTTAAATATTTTAAAACTATGTTATTATTGTATTTTTTTATTAAATTCGACTCATTATCAATCTCCTCTTTTATTTTAAAAAAATTATTAACAATTTTGGATTTATTAGAAACTGATTGTGATTTTACTCCAGTAGATATATTTTTTTTATTTTCAAAATATTCAAATATATATTTTGAATTGTCTAGTAAATAATCTTTTTTTTTTATTTTTGTGTCTTTTATATTGTCTTTTAATTCAATTATACGGTCATTCATTTCCAACTTTTCCTCTATTGTTAATTCATTTGAATTTTCTTGAAGTTTTTTCTTTAATTCTGACATTTCAAATTTATTATCAAATATTATGTGTTCATCTTTTGAAAACTCGTTTAAAAATTCCTTATGCTTTGTATCTAGTGTGATTGCTGATTTTTTATTGAATTTTATCTTTTTACTCGATTTTGGTTTAAAAGATGGCATAGCTTTATTAATATTAAAATAGCTATTTATTTAATTTATAATATAGAGAAATTATTTATTTAAATTAGATAGAAAATAAAATTGATTATAATTTAAAACAATTATTGCATATATTAATATTAATAAAATGACTCAAATATTTGATATTATGTTTTTAAAGCGTTTCTGTTTACCGTGTGATGCAGATATTTCTCTCTATGAGAAAGGAGAAAATAAAATTTCGCCATGTTTGTGCGGAAATTATAATCATGCTGCTTGTATTTTACAAGGGAAATTGTCAAAAGGGAAAGATTAATATTTTGAGTTTTGGATTTAATAAAATGGGTGACTCTGATGGTATTGAACCAGGTGTTCATGCTGAACACGATGCAATTAATAAACTTAAACCTTTAGAGAGGAAAAAAAATTTAGAATCTGTTAACTTATTAGTTATAAGATTGTCAAAAAAAAATAAATTGCAAAATTCAAAACCATGTGCAAATTGTATACAAACTATGAAAAAATTACCTGAAAAAAAGGGATATAAAATTAGAAATATATATTATTCAAATGATAACGAAGATATTATTAAAAGTAATTTTAAAATTTTAGAAAAAGAAGAACTACATTATTCTAGGTATTATAAAAATAAAAATTGATATAAATAATTAATTTAAATATAAAACAACTAAAAATTAAATGGAACCATTAACAATTTTAACAATTATGGCGGGTCTATCATGTGCTAATAATATTTATGATTACATCGCTTTTACTAATAAACATCGTGAAACTCAATTAGAAATTAAATATTTGAAAGAAGAAATTTTATCATTAAATATACGTATTTGTCATATGACAAATGAAATTAGAGAAAATAATAAAATTATAAAAAATTTAGAAAATAAAATTCAAACAGAATGTGAATAATTAGTTTAAAGAAATATAAAGTTATATAAAAATACTTTAATGGAATTTAAAATAAATCTAGATTCCTTAAAAGATTTAGAAAATGGAGATTTAAAAGTAGATGGTATAAAATTCCAGAAAATGCTTTTACTTTTTAATTCTATAGAGCAAGGATGGTCTGTTAAAAAACGAGGAGATTCATATGTCTTCTCTAAGTCACACGAAGGAAAAAAAGAAGTGCTTGAAGACACATATTTGATGAAATTTATGAACACCAATTTAGATTTAAATAAAATTTTTTCTTAAATTATTTTTAATAAAAATTTATCATATTTATTAAACTAATTAAATTAATTTAAATTAATTAATTTAATTTTCCAAATTTTTTTTTCTTTAGCAATATTATAAAATGGGTGGAGGCCTTATGCAATTAGTCGCTTACGGTGCACAAGATGTGTACCTTACTGGTAATCCTCAAATTACTTTCTGGAAAGTTACTTATCGTAGATATACTAACTTTGCAATTGAATCAATCGAACAAACTTTCAATGGTCAAGCTGATTTTGGACGTCGTGTCCAATGTGTTATCTCCAGAAACGGAGATTTAGCTTACCGCACTTACTTACAAGTTACTCTTCCTGAGATTAACCAACTTATGGGTCTCGGAAACTACTCCAGTGGACAAAACACTGGTGTCTATGCCCGTTGGCTCGATTTCCCTGGTGAGCAATTAATTGCCCAGGTTGAAGTCGAAATTGGTGGTCAAAGAATCGATCGTCAATATGGTGACTGGATGCACATCTGGAACCAATTGACAATGACCTCTGAACAACAACGTGGTTACTACAAGATGATTGGTAACACTACTCAACTTACCTTCATCACTGACCCTTCTTTCTCTGACGTTGAATCCCCTTGTGACTCCTTGGCTCCTCGTCAAGTTTGCGCTCCTCGTAACGCTCTTCCTGAAACAACCCTCTATGTTCCTCTTCAATTCTGGTTCTGCACCAACCCTGGTCTTGCCCTTCCTTTAATTGCTCTTCAATATCACGAAGTCAAGATTAACCTTGATATCAGACCTATTGATGAGTGCTTGTGGGCTGTTACCACTTTGAACTGCAACACAAATCCTTACTCTGGTTCTGCTGGTCAATACACTGTTGGACGCCCTGTCCCTGCTACCATTGCCTATAACCAATCTTTGGTTGCTGCTTCTCTCTACGTTGACTATGTCTTCCTTGACACTGATGAACGCCGCAGAATGGCCCAAAATCCTCATGAATACCTTATCACTCAACTCCAATTCACTGGTGATGAGTCTGTTGGTTCCTCTTCTAACAAGATTAAGCTCAACTTCAACCACCCTGTTAAGGAGCTCATCTGGGTTGTCCAACCTGACCAAAACGTTGACTACTGCTCATCCTTAACTTGTGATGCTCTTTTATTCAAGGTTCTTGGTGCTCAACCTTTCAACTACACTGATGCCATCGATGCTCTTCCTAATGCCGTCCATGCCTTCGGTGGACCTGCCGCTATTGCTGCTGATTCCCGTGCTTACATTGATGCTCGTGGATTATTCCAAGATGCTGGTGCCCTTGATTACCAACCTTCTGCTGAATTCGGTCAATTCACTGGTTACTGGCACGGTCCTTCCAATCCTTACAACGAAGCTAACATGGGAGGTCAACAAGTTCCTTTGAACACTGCTGGTCTTCCTCAATCCATCATTGACTCGCTTCAATCTGGAACTACTTCTCCTCACCTTGACAACTCAGGAGTCTCTGATGCTGGTACCTTCGTTCTTTCTGAAACCTCTTTGGACATGCACTGCTGGGGCCAAAACCCTGTCGTCACCGCTAAGCTTCAACTTAACGGCCAAGACCGCTTCTCTGAGCGTGAAGGAACCTACTTCTCTTGGGTTCAACCTTACCAATCCCACACCCGCAATCCTGATGAAGGTATTAACGTTTACTCATTCGCTCTTCGCCCTGAGGAACACCAACCTTCAGGCACTTGCAACTTCTCCAGAATTGATAACGCCACTCTTCAATTGGTCTTGTCTAACGCCACTGTTGAAGGTACCAAGACTGCTAAGGTCCGTGTCTATGCCACCAACTACAACGTATTACGTATTATGAGTGGTATGGGTGGTTTAGCATATTCTAACTGAGCGGGCTGGGTGGTTTTACAAAATTTATATAAATATATTTTATTTAATATTACCCAAAACTATTTAAAGACAATGTTTTTAATTATATCATAATATGAATATTAATAAAATTGATTCATATTCTGAAACTCAAAATACGTTTAACGACGTAAAAATGAAACCTATTTATGGGACAAATACAGAATTAAAGTGTGGAACAATTTGTTATGGTGGAAACTTTTACTTAGTTGATTACGAGGATAAAGATAAAATTATAAATTTCAATAAAAACTTTGTATTTGTCAATAGCGAAAATGAAATTTATCCTTCATACGCATATAATTATAAACGATTTACATATTTAGATTTATTGTTTAATTTTAACGAAGAAACATCATATTATCATTTTAAGAATGGAAACAAATTTGATATAAGAAGAAGTAATGTTGAAATATATCATCATTATCACAAAAATATTATTCAAAACTATAATGTAATTGAATATATTAACGGACATTACAATTGTTCTGGACAAGACGCATATATTATGAAAAATCCACTATGGAAAATTAGAGAAAATAATAAAGAATATTTATTATTATACTGTGAGAAAGATACTATTTGTAGATTGTGTCCAGAAAGTTATTTAAATATACTTGAATTTGAAAATAAAAATAATGAAACTAAAATTACTTGGTTTAAACATTCAAATGGTTATATAATGGGCTCTAATTCTCTTTATATTCATCAAATAATTATGAGTTGCTACGGCAATGGTAAAGGCACTAAATCCGTAAGTGTTGACCATATAGACCAAGATCCATTAAATAATACAATTGAAAATTTGAGAATAGCAACAAGAAAAGAACAAGAAGAAAATTCAAAGGGAATCAAAGAAGGAACAAAGAGAGAAAGAAAACAAAGCGCTAAAAAATTACCCGAAGGTATAACTCAAGATATGATGAAAAAATATGTTGTTTATTATCACGAATGGTTAGACAAAGAACATACAAAGGAAAGAGAGTTTTTTAAAGTTGAACACCATCCAAAATTAGACAAACCGTGGATGACGAGTAAATCAAGTAAAATTACAATTCAAGAAAAATTAAACCAAGCAAATAAGACAGTAGAGAATTTAGAAAAAGACATTTATCCAGAAAAAGAAGGAATTCAATTACCAAAATATGTATCGATAATTACAACTAGAGGTAAACAACATTTACTATTTGATAAAATGCATTATGATAATAGAATGAATTTTAAAATGGTTTTGCCTGAGGAATATGATATTAATGAACAAATGTCTATATTTAAAATCAAAGTTCGTGAAAAATATGGAGCATATTTTATTGATAATGAAAATATATTTAATTATAGATATCTTACTGAAATTGATAATAATAATAAATATGTTAAGAATATGTCATTTGATATATTTAGATGTTTTTGCCATAAAGAACATACTATAGAATTTGACTCAGAAAAAACTGAAAGAGAATCTATTTATGAAGCTGAAAAATGGTTATCTGAAAAAATAACTGAAGAGTATTTTAACAATTATATAAATAAATGTGATGAAGAAGTACAAAAACAACATTTAAGAAATTATGGTGTATATTGTAGATGTTGTGATGAAAAATATGAAGATTATAAAAATTATAATAGAGGCCAACTATTAGGCGGTGGCACATTTTTGGATATTATTAAAAAAAGAAATTATAATCATATTTATTTAGTATGTGGTTCTTGAAAATACTACATTACAATCAATCATAATTAATTTCTACACCCATGCCTTGTGGAATTTCTGTTTCATCAATACCCAACACATTATTGTATTTACCACAATATTCTTCATATCCATGATAAATATAAACATTAGCAAAAGCATTACAAAATAATATTCAGTATAATAGCTATTATTACAAAGAACTAGGTGCCAAATTATCGGTTCATTAAAAATTTTAAGATATTAACTATATAAAAATAAGCATTTATATTTATATAAATATGTCAGAAGACAACATTATTTACACATTTTACTTTAAAATTGTTTATACAGAGAGAATATTTTATTTTTCATTCAATCATAATACAACAATAAAAAATTTTATTGAAAATATTTCTAATCGAATAAATGAAATTGAACCAAATTATACTATTGAAGTTGTTGAAACTGGACAATATAATAACAATAATGGACGAGACCCTGAATTAGCACCAAAAATAGATTATTATAATGAATATACTTTGAGAGATGTATATGGGAATAGATGGAGAAATATCGCATTTTATATTAGACTCATACCAATCCCTGAAAATTTAAATCTCCCATAAATACATTTTTACCATCATATTTTATTATTACAAACACTGATTTATAATAATCAACTTTTTTGCTTTCAAATTTAGTATTTTAGAGAAGAAAATAACAAAGGAACATTTAACAAATTACTTGAAACATAGTTATAAAATATGCAAATCATAACTGTGTTTTGTGTCATTTTTCTTTCCAGTCGGTGTAATTATTTTATAGAAAAAAATTTATAAATTTTATATTCAAAATTTTTAAATATATTTATGCATCATCATCTTCTTCAATGTTTTCATTATCTTCGTTATTTACAACTGCTTCGTCAATATTAGTTTCATATGGATTAAACTCATTACCTTCTTCTTCTACAACCTCTCCTCCATCATCTTCGTCCGGAACTTCAATATATTCACCATTTTCATATCTTACATTTGTACTATTAAATAATATATTCATATTTCTGACTTCTGGCTTTTCAGTTTCTGATGTAAATAATTTTGCAATTTGTGAATCATCTCTGAATCTAACAGTATAAGACTGTTGGATATTATTTCTACCAATACGACCCATAGCTTGAATAACCTTCTCCTGTGTTAAATCTAAATCTTTACTTAAGAAACCATGACAAAATTGATAATTAGTTCCATAAATATAATCGCTTGAAGCAATAATCATATATAACTTTTGTTCATCAGCTAGATTCTTCATAATTTCTGTATAAGTAATATTATCATGATTAATAAATACGCCAATTCCCATCATTAAAAGCACTTTCCATAAATTGTCAACACCATTTAACGACATAATATCACAAACTACTTGCTCATCAATTGTACTAGTAAATACATTTGAGATTGTATTATCAGCAGCCCATTTATCGATATGTTGTTTTTTATTGGGAACAAATGTATCATTTAATGAAGCACGTTTAATCATGGCTCTTAATGAGTTTATCTTTTCTGTCATTTTATTAAGTGCACCTTTGTTTTGTAATTCATCAGGAACATCTTTGCTTAATTTTTTTGGGTCTTTATTTGATTTAGATCTACCTTTAACATTAACACCTTTATATGACGCATTTACAACATTTTTTACACGTTGCTCAATACCTTCTTTTATGACATCTAGTTCAACATCAATCTCATCAATTTGTTTATTAATAACATTATTATATTCTATTTTTTTCATAAGGTCTTCCATGACAGCACATGGTATATTTGATTGTTGAACACAAAACTTTGCAATTTTCTCAATATCATTCGAAATAAATATTGTTGGACCATCAGTCAATGTATAAGCATCTTTAGTTGTAACATAAACACCCGATGTTCCTTGTGGAACTGGTTTAGAACTTGTAATTTGTTCAGACGCAAGTCTTGAAAGAGGTGCACTTTCTAAAGATTTTGATGTTATAGGGGTTACACCAGGTCCTAAACTACGAATTTTCTGAATCTTACTACCCTTTATATCCACAGCAGTATTTTCCATAATTCTTGGTCTTCTATTTAGTTCGAAATATGAATATATCATCTGCCATTTTGATGGATTAATATTTCTCAGCATATCTAAATAATAAATTTTTATATTTTTCATATTAATTGAATCCAAATATTCAAAATGTCTATCAATATGCATTTTATTATTTGCATAATTATTTGTATTAATAAAACTTACAAACTCTACAACTTCTTTTAAATCAAAATATCTCAATAGCGTCAAATAATCTCTACAATGGTTTGCGATTTTCAAGATTTCTTCATAATTATTATTCAAATAATGAGGTAAAACTACATAACCATCTTTATTTATAATAGGAATCGATTTTTTACAATCGTGGCTAATAATATTGCATATCTCAGCACCAGGAAATTTATTTAAGAAATCAGGAATTGTCTCTGTAAGTTCAGTTTCCTTTGGTAAAGTAGCCGAAGATAAAACAACTGTTGGAATTACATTGTCTTTCCAATTTTTTCTAATTGTCTTATGAAATTCATGTTCATCATAGTCCATCGTAATAGTGGGTTCATCCCAATATGTAACAATATCTTCCGCACTGAAGAATGCTAACATATAATACATAGCAGGTAAATAAGACCTAATGTCACAAATAATAATCTGGACATTATCGCCAATAGAGTTGTCGACTTTTTTAATACCACCAGTTCTCTTATTTTTTGTAAATTCTTTTGCTGCGAAATAATGCAATCGAATATCGTCTGCACTTGAACATCCAAACGCAAATGCGATTTTTTTTTCAACAGAAATTGCTGCTCTTGCTAATGCTAAACCTACATGTCTTGCTGCGCAAACAAAGATTATTTTTTTTTGTTCTGAAAGAGCAATTGGTGTAAGAGTCTTCCCTGTTCCTGTTGGAGCCATATATAATATCAACTTAGGTCTAGGATTTCTAATCGTTGCAAATATTTCTTTTTGATGTTCATAAAGAACTAGATCATTATACTTCAATAAACTCTCATTTTTTTCAATAAATTCCACAGCATTTTCAATTATAATAGATTTATTAATTGCATCAGCAAATTTCTCTAGCACAATATTTGTCAAATTTCTAATATGTCTATTTAAATGAACAATGTTATTTCTTATTAGCTTATAAAGAGTATAATAATTAAAATTAATTGATTTGTTATTATTAATTTTTTTACTAGATAAGAATTTTTCTAGATAGTTTAATAAAACATTTTCATATATGTCGTTATTCTTAATTGTTTCGTCATCAAATCTTTCTAATCTAATTCTATCGCATGAATTTGGTTTTATATTTGCATCAATTTTCATAACTTTATAACTTGAATCTAATTCTAATAATTTATTTTCTATTGCATCAGCACGCTTACGTAAATAACGATTATAAATATAATCTTCAATTTTCTCTGAAAATTCTATCTTTAAAAATGTAAAGATAGAATTATTATTATTAATTCTAATATTTACATCGTGAAAACCTCTTACAATAAGATTCAAAATAGGGAGTTCTAATTCAGAAACTGGCTTTTCAATACCTTCCCATTCTGACTTGTTTAGCTTACGTTGTCTTAAATCCATTTTAATGGGTTAATTACTTATTAATGTGCTTTTATCTTTATATATATATTTTATATCAATTTTTTTATTTAATAAAATTGATATAAAATATATATAAATATAATGTATAAATAATACATATAATGAATTATCAAATTCAAGTTGTTTCTATTGAAGGCAATATTGGTTCTGGCAAATCCACATTACTAGCCAATCTTAAAAAATATTTTAAAGATAATGCAAACATTATATTCTTAAAAGAACCGGTTGATGAATGGAGTAAAATTAAAGATGAAAATGGTACTACAATTATAGAGAAATTTTATGCTGACCAAGAAAAGTATTCATTCTCATTCCAAATGATGGCATATATATCTAGATTAAAAATATTAAAAGAAACTATTCAACAAGTGACAGAATCTCAAGAAAAATTAATTAAAAATAGAAATCAGCAAATGTTTATTAATTATGACAAACAAGAAAATAATTTTGAACTACCAAAATATATTATCATAACAGAGAGAAGTTTATTTACAGATAAAATGGTTTTTGCCAAAATGTTATATGATACTGGTAAGATTGAACATATTAACTATCAGATATATATTAATTGGTTCAATACATTTGTTGATGAATTCCCTCTTAATAAAATTATTTATGTTAAAACTGACCCTGAAACGTGTCATCAAAGAATTAATACAAGACATAGAGAAGGCGAAGATAATATTCCTATTAATTATTTAAATTCGTGTAGTGAATACCATGATAATATGATGGATAAAACTTCAACTGAATGTATTTGCAAAGACCAAATAGTTTTAGATGGTAATCATAATATTTATGAAAATGAAGATATACTTAAAGAATGGATTGATTTAATTGAAAAATTTATATATAATTAAATATATATGAGTGTAGATTATACACCTGATAATACATTTATTTTTTCTTTTGTAAGAATGAATCCACCAACACCTGGTCATCTAGAATTGATTAAAACTATGATTGATAAAGCTATTGATTTAGGTGTTGATAAAGCTTATGTAATAACTTCTAGTTCTTTAGATGGTAAAAATCCTTTACCATGTAGTAGCTATTCTATTCCAAAAGCAAAGAACAAATCAGATGCCGCAATTTTAACTAATATGAGTCAATCTGATTTAATATATAAATCCACAATATTAGACAAAATGATATCAACATATAAAGAAATACTTGCTAATTCTGAAACTGACATAATTAAAAAACAACTAATTGAAAAATTTAATGTTATTGTTATTTGTTCAACTGGCAGCCCATTTGGATTTATTTATAATGTAATTAAAAATGATTTCATTGATAAAGATATAACTAAAATAAATATGTTTTTTATTGTTGGGAGAGATAGAGCTGATTTTTTGGATACAATAGTTGATAACTTTAAAACAAAAGACTATGTTAAATCAATAAATGGTATTATATTAGAGAGAGAAGGAATGGATGCATTAAAAACTACCGGAATGGGAGAGCGAACCATTTCTGATATTAATCCATCTGAATATTCTGCTTCTTTTATTAGAGGACTTGTCAAAAATAATCAAAGACAAGATTTTGAACAAGTTTATAATCAATATCTTTCTCCAGATGAGATTGAAAAATTGTATGAAACAATTAAAATTGGTATGACAATGAAACTACCACCATCAAAAAATGAAGACGAAAATCCTCAATCTAGATATTTTGATAGTGGCTTATTACCTGTTATTAATGAATCCGGTGGTAAAAGACGAAGAAGAAAAACAAGAAAACTTAAGAGAAAATCTAAACGCAGATATTCAAGAAGAAAATAAAATTTAAATTAATTAATAACTTAATAATATAGTATAAAATATATTATTAATGTCTGAAGACAAAAAAGAAGAGCCAATTTTGGTATGTCCACACTGTAAAGATTATATAATTATAAGAAAAATAAATTGTGGTATATTTAGACACGGCGTTCTAAAAAAAAATGGAAAACAAATAGACCCACACTCTCCAAAAGACCTTTGTGATTATTATGTTAGAGAGAATAAAATATATGGTTGTGGTAATCCATTTCGTATTACATCAATCGATAATAAATTTAATATAGAAATTTGTGACTATATTTAAAAAAAATTGAAGTAAAAAACTACTATAAATTATAACATATATAATGAGAATAATGTCAACAGCACTTCCACTTATTAACTTAATTAATCGAGGTTTTAAATATGTAGTTGAAACAAGTCAACTATATAATATTGATGAATCTCATGCATTAAAGCATAGTATGGAAGTATATCAATTTTCTAAACAAATTTATGAAACCGAGTATTTAATAAATCCAAACATTGAAAAATATAAAGAAATTATTTATATGGCTGCAATAGGTCATGACATGTGTGATAAAAAATATATGGATGAAAAAGAAGGTATTAAACAATATAAAAAATATTTATCAGAACATATGCTCTCATCTGATTTAGAAATTGTTGGAAAAATTATTGAAACAATGTCTTATTCAAAAGTAAAATCGAATGGTTACCCTGATTTAGGAGAAAATATGATTGCTTATCATATTGTAAGAGAAGCTGATTTATTGGCCGCTTATGATATTGATAGATGTATTATATATGCAATGTATAGAGATAATTGTGAATATAATAAAGCATTAGAAGAAGCTTTAAATTTATTTGATTATAGAGTATTTCGTATGCGACAAGATAGATTATTTGTTACAAAATATTCTAAAAAGGAATCTTTAAAATTGCATAAAAAAGCTAAAAAAAGCGTAGAAGTCTTGAGAGAAATTTTAAAACATTAAATCAACAACAACTGGATAATGGTCTGAATTATATTTCCCACAATACTCATCATAATCATGATAAATAAATACATTAGCAATATTTTTTCTTATAGCATCAGTTACTAATACGTGGTCAATCATAGAATAATCCGTTTGAGAAGCTGTTTTACAGTTATCATCAGAATCCCACCAATCACTAAAACGCTGATCTTTGACAATTTCTTCAGCTACATTATGAAGTTCATATAATCCACTTAAATCGCCTTGATAACCTTTTACTATGTCTAATACTCTTGATGTTGGTTTATTGCTATTCATATCTAATACTTCAGCATCATAATCATTGAAATCACCAAGCATAATTACTTCATATCCTTTATTTACATAACCAAAAATTACATTTTGCAATACAGATGCTTGAGCCTCTCTCTGAGCACATCTTGATGGGTCTGTAGGAATAGCTATTAAATGAGCAGATATTAATGCAATACTATATCCATTAAAATTAAATTCTGTAATATAATGTTTACTTACACCTGATGACCCAACAGAACCAGTATATCCACATTTTGAATCAGGTAATGGATAATTATATTTTAATTCGGTTCTATATAAGTCTATAGAAGGGTCTACTCTTGTAAGCATTCCTACATTTTGACCAGTGCTTGTATCAGTTCCTTTTTTTAAGTAAGGAGTATATGAATTATCTAATTTATCTTTTAATATATTAAGTTCATCACATCCTTCGACTTCACAAAAATTAATTACATCAGGATTTAAATACTTTACTACTTCGGCAACATAATTCATGTGTGTTTCAGCTTCACTTTGATTTACCCATGTGCAACCGCTTCCTGGACAATTCATTGGACTATAATAATCAATAAATAACCATTCAACATTATATTGAACAAGTCTTAATTTACTTTTATCACTACGTCTATCTCCAATAGACGAAACATATGGACATTCAGTGTCAGAAAAAATCATTCTTGCAAACAATGATAGAAATAATAAAAGAGGCACCATTCTTTATATTTACTTAATATAAATATATTTAAGTTTATTTAAAATATAAAATTGAAAATAACATAAAATAATTAGTTTATATTATTTAATAAAAGAGCATGTTACCAAAAATCGATACATATTTTAAAAAAGCGAATTATTCTAAAAAAAATGACAAAATTTTTCCAGAATATGACTATATAATGAACTTTGATGGATGTAGTAAAGGAAATCCAGGGTTAGCAGGCGCGGGTGCAGTTATATATCATTTTAACAAAGAAATTTGGGTGGAAAGTTTCTTAGTTGGAGAGAATGCTACAAATAATCATGCTGAATATGCTGGTCTAATACTAGGTTTAATGAAAGCAAAAGAGTTTAATATATCTCATTTAAAGGTGCTAGGTGATAGTATGCTAGTTATTAATCAGATGAAAGGACTCTATAAGTGTCGTGCTGATAACTTAATTGAGTTATATGAAAAAGCAAAAGAATTAGAAAAACATTTTCAACATATAGAATATTGTCATATTTTTAGAAATAAAAATAAAAGAGCAGATGAGCTTTCAAATATAGCTATTGAAAATTATTTACTTGAAGAAGCTATATAAGTTATTCATTCCTTTTGATACCAGTCACTTTTGATATGTTTCTAATTATTTTTTCATCTTTTTCGACATCACATGACATAGATTCAATTACAATTTTGCTATATTGGTCTGAGTGTATAGAATCTGAATCATTATAGTCAGGATATTTTTCTTTAAATTGAGATAATAATCTTATATTTTTATTGGCAACTTTTTTGATAGTATTTTTCATTTTTTCTCTCTCATCATCTTTTTCCCATTTATCTGCATCTTTAATGTAAAAAGTTTCTCTTTTCTTATCAGTACAATGAATTGGTCTCTCTGTTTCATCTAAGTTATTTAAATTTTTAACAATTATATTCGAAATTCCTTCTATATAACCTAGTTCACCTATATCCATTAAATCACTCAATTGTAATTTAATGGAATCCACAAAATCGGTAATATTCATTGCATTTTTGCAGGTCTCATTTAAGAAGAAGTTTAGATTAAATGCTTTATTATGTGAATTAGTATGAGTTGTATTGTTTGTGGTATTATTGACACCATTTTTGACGAGCTCCATAGTGACATCACCCATTTTATTGCTCTGGTCAAACATTTTATTACTTTGGTCTATCAATATAGTTTTTAATTCACTATTTTCTTTCATTAAATACTTAACAAGGTCATAGACATCCATTTTTTCTTCAGAATTTATATCACTTTTTGGCGCTTTTTTTTGACACGATTTTTTATGTTTCCAAAGTCCAGAATGTGTTAAATATGACTGTCCACAATCACATAAAAATTCGGCTCTTTTTCCCGCATTTTTGGAAAAAATACTTCCGGCGCCTTCCAAAATACTTCCATTGACACGATATATGTGTTTTTTGGTCTTATTGTGTCTCTCCCAATCACACTTTTTACAGCATTCATAGTGACATAATTCACAATAAAATTTGGCGCTTTTTTGGCTCTTTTTTATTTCCAATACTTCCATTTATATTCCTAAAGAAAATATCTTTAAGTTTAAAAAAAATTTATCGTAACAAAATGAAAATTATTTTTTTGGTGACATTACGTTAATTTTAAAATATGCTCTCAGAAAATAATTTTCCCATAAAATATCGGCATTATTTTTTTTTGGACATTTTTTTTGTCCATTTTAAAATTTCAAAAATACTTTCCACTTTTTAAATGAATAATTTTCTCTTCAGGTGTAGGGAAGTTTTTTTGAACATTTTTCAGAATTCAAAGAATTACCCTTCATTATGTAGTGTCTTCGTCTTTAAGTAGCTAATTTATATATATTATTTTAACTACTTAAAGAAATTTAATACTCCAAAAGTGGAACATTTAAAACCTTATTTGGCTTGTATTTCAATATATCTAGTTCTTTTTTTGTTGTTGGAAATTCTTTCTCTCCATATATATCTTGCAACATTAACCATTCAAATAAACCTCCGGTATAAATATATACATTATAGAATCCGAGAGAAGTTAACTGACTATATTTATTATATAGTTTTTCATCATTACTATTCTTACCATATATTACTACTTTTATACCCTTTGCTCCTCTTTTAATACAGTTATTTATCATATTCTCTTCGTTATTTATATTTATTGTATTTACAATCAAACAATGTTGTTCTGAACCAGAGAGAGTATTTATTAACAAATGTCCTTCAGGATTTTTTATTATAAATTGAACATCTTCATAATTTATTTTTATTGATGATGATTGTGAATTTCCCATTAATATAATATAATTATTACATATTTTTAAATAATACTAATATGTAATAATTTAATCAAATAAAACTTTATCTACAGTTGTTCTTACACAAAAAATCCTATGACTTATTATTCCTAATATAAACATAAATATTAGTGTATAAATTAATTCATAATTTGTAAAATAAGACATAATATATGCTGCTAATATCGTCAATAAAACATCTACTATTGCAATATTAAATATTCTAAATGAATGAACACCTTTATCAGGCTCACCTAGTATATTTTTATATTTACATAAATCAAGCATTTATAATATTAAAATATTTAAAATCATTGTTTAACAACTCTTTCTTTTGAATTAATATATTATAAACTTATATAAATGTAAAATTATATATTTTACATTATGGGTAATACAACAACAAATAATTCTCAAGAATATCATGATTGTCGTTATACAACATTTAAGAACCGACTATAAAGTCGTTGATGTAGATTGGTTAGAAAGTAGTGTAGTCAAATTTAAAATATTTGACGATGATTATTTTATAAAATCACCTCAAAAAAATATTTAATTAATAATATGGTAGAATTTTATCTAAATGATAAAGATAAGGAAATTTATAAAAAAACTGATTATCTATGTAATGAAAAAGAAAAACTATGTATATGTAACACTCATGCAGACGATTTTAGAAAAATATATGATGGAATAAACTATAAACAAAATATAAAATACATTAGTTGGTGCAAAAATATAACGATAAATTTTAATTAAATTGAGCGTTTTAAATATGCAAACTTGTAAAATCATTATTAATGTAATGATAAACTAAAAAACTTATTAATCCAAAAATTACATCATATAGTAAATAAACCCAACTATCTTTTACTTTATTAATAGCATTATAAGAAAATAATAAATAAAATATAGCATGAACTGGTCTTAAATTATTCCACCAAATTTTATCTCCAAATGTCTCAGGACCACTTTTTCTTGTTCCACTTAAAAATAAATAAATAAAACCTATTGCCGGAAGTAATAATGTATATCCTAAAACAGGTAAATAGTTAACAGGAATGTTTTTAGCCAAATAAACTAGAAACAAACGCGTTGGTATACACCCTAATAAAAATAACATAAATCTTTTTTGAATATTATTCATAATATCTGTATATATTATGAATATTTTAGTTGTAATGGCAAGCATTTTTATCAAAAATCCAGTGATAATTATTTACATGAACATCTGTTAAAATTCGTCGTCTTAATGCAGGTGCTGAAACATTTGCGTCTCTAGCAGCATCAGCTATATTTTTGAAAGATATTTTCTCTCCATTTTTACAACAAATTTTTACCACGGGTTGTTCAGAAAATTGTTCTTCTTTTGATACACCAGAATAACGCCATAAAAATCCTCGACATTGACGATTTTCACGAAGCGCTATTCCAATTGCAGTCCCAGTAGTAAGCCCTAAAAATTTACCAGCTGCTTCTATGCTGTCAAATGTATTCATAACTTCTCCTGTATTTTTATTTATCTGGTCAATCGAACGTTTAGCCTTTCTTACAATAGGAACCTCTGGATTACCTTCATTATCGTTTATAATATTTGTTTGGTTTGTTAAAATTTCTGATAAATAATCAAGGTCTTTTGAACGTTCAATTAATATTTCTTCTAATTTTATGGATACATCAAGAATTTTTTTAATGTTATCAGCTGATGTTTCAAATTTATTCTGTCCCAATGAAAGACAATTTTGCTTTAAAATAAACATCATGTTTTTCTCTGTTAAAGGATATGAACATTTAACATGATATATCATTTCACCACTTGGATATAAATCCTTTAAACTTTTGTTTAGTGTTTCGTAATCTTTTTGACGTGAAATAGAACAAACAAACCTCATATTTTCATATTGATAAGCATACAAATAATATCCATATTTACAAATTGCATAATTACTCGCAATTTTTAATTTTATATCTTCCGTAACATCGTATTCTAATTTTTGTATTTTTTTATTACCAGTTTCCAATATTTTTGTTTGTTCCTTAAGCTCATCATTTAATCTATAAATTTCATTTTGTAACTCATCATTTTTCTTTAGAAGTAAATTATAATTTTCAACATTATATTCATTCTCTCTAATAACATCCTTAATTAATTGTTCTACTTTATCAATTGTGAAGTCTTCATCATCTAATGCGATTAATTCTCTATGTGCTATATCATCTATAGTTACAATTCGTAGACGATTTTTTAATACATGATGTTTCTTAATACAGTTTTCAATTTCAATCTTATTTTTAACTTTAAAGGCATTATATAATCTGAAATTTTCATATGTTTTTTTATGTGTTTTTACTCGTTCGTTTAAGTTATTACTTTGACCGAATTTAATAACTGTTTCATGATACATCTTGCTATTAGGTTTTCCCAATGTTTTGTTGTCAATTAATCCAATATAAATACATTGTGTATTTAAAGGAAATTGTTCTAATAATGTTTTTTCTTTTAATTCTTCTTTTTCTTTATCAATAGAATTTGATTTTTCTTCAAGCAGTAATTTTAATTCATTACATTCTTCGTTTATAGTTTCTTGAATTATTTCTTCTATTTTTAAATAATATTCATGAATTTCGTCAGCTTTTTTTGTTCCAGCTTTTAGACAAAATTTTTTAAAAGTGCTTATGTTTAACATAATTATTTCTTTATTATGACCACCTCTTCCATTTTTTTTTGGTCCTGAAGATTCAGAAGCAAAACTTTGACTTGACATATCTTGTAATTTTTTATAGTTTTTTTCTTCAATAAAATTTTTTTCAATCATATATTTTGCATTAAATTTTGAGCTAAACCCCATCCATTTCCAAACATTATCCAAATCAATTACAAAATCATTTGTAGGATGACAATTAATATAGCAATAAAAACTTGATAAAAATAATTGTTGTTCAAAATCAGTAAAATTTGCTTTAATTTTTGTTAATAATTTGACATTATAATCTTTGGATAACTTAGTTATCGGATTGTTTTCAATGAGTTCAACTATATTGAGTTGTTCCATTATATATAAATAATGAATTATCTCTTTAACTCATTATTTATGTATTTAGCTTTTAATTATATAAATAAAAGCAATTGATTCGACTTTTTAAAAGCCAAAACGATTGTTAATGAAACTTGACGACAATTTCAACCTCTTCCTTCTTAATGCTTTTAGTAGCGGAAATAGATAACTCCTCCCTCTTTTTACGTGTCTTTGCGTTATCTGTCAATGTTTCCTTTCTCTTAGAGGTGCTATTTCGGTTATTCATATCCTTTTCAATGACATCATAATGCTCATCAATATAATCAACAACTTTATTTTCAATAGCCCATTTAAAAAAATTCAATTGTCCGATAGTGGTTTCAATGCATGTTCCGTCTTTATATGGAATACTTATTCTATCCCACCGGCAGAAAGGGTCAAATCGTTTTTTGCTATAAGCTTTTAATTTTAGCTTATAATCGAAGTAAACTTTGAAACGAATTTTTTCTCCTATTTGATTTGTCATATCATAGAGAGTATAATTCTTTTTAGCATAATTTGTTGCAAACCAATCTACAATACGTAAAGAGATTTTAGATTCACCTGTAATAATTTTCAACATTCTTGTTAAGTTATCATTATGTTTATAAAATTCTAATAAATTATTTAGCAATAATTCATTCTGCGTTGTATAATTATTTGTAGTAGTCATTAATTATCATTCTTTAAAACTTATTTAAGTTGTTTATAATGAATATTGTTTTTTTAAAAAAACTTTGTATATAATATAATGTCTAATTTAATGACTAATTATTTCGGCCCTTTAGATAAAAGTGCATGTGTTTATTTTCTAATTATTTCTGTGATATTTTTTATTACGCTTCTTTTAGTATTAGGAAGCGAATTACTATATATATTTCAAAACTTTAATAAATTATCTTTTAGAATGTTTACAAATGGTTTATTAGTATTATTTAATATTTTTGTTGCTTATTTTGTAAACAGATTGCTTTACACTATGTGCAGCAAATCATTAGCTTAAACTTTAACGTAATGATGTTTTTCTTTTGTTTTTATAGTTCTACAAATTTTTGATTTATTAAATACACCAATATAGAATCGATATGATATAATCTACCTTCATTAGAATCTTGTTCGAACATATAATTAATTTTTCTCTCCTTGAGTAGTATTAACCGGTTTTAAAAACTGGTCTCTAATTGAAATATCATCTACATAATTAGTTTGACCTAAAAATGGATTGAAACCTATTTGTTGAACCATGTCTCTATTTGCTAATTTATCACCTAACTCTTCTCTTTTATTAGAGACTTTGAAACCTGAACCTGATAAGGATTGGTTTAAAATATCCCATGTGTTTTCATCATGATGTAAAGATGACGAATATGCAGTTGTATCCATATTTTTAGTAAATTCTTCATTTTCTATCTGAATTTGATGCTTCATTCTTCTAGACCTTTCGTATGGTTTACCATCTGTCCATTTTAAAGTAATATTATCTGGTTGAGAATGTCTTTGACAATTATTTTCTTTTCCTATATAATCATATCCACTACCTTTACTCGCTTTTAAATATTTATCCTCTTCTAAACATTTTCCACAATCCATGTCTAATAATATTACATAATTATTTATTATTATTAAACTAACGAAGTATTCTGTTCTGGTAACTTAACTAATTTCATTTGTTTTGTAAATAAAAATTTATTATCACTTCTACACCTTCTTTTTAAATTACAATCTAAACATGCCAAATAAAAATTATCTATATTATGACCCAAATCATTATTTATTCTATCTACTGTCCATTGTCTCATTTCTCTCGAAATATCATATAAAACATTCATTTCACATTGACAATAATAACATTTTAACTCACATTCTATCAATTTATTTATCACAGATTCAAGATTTATAAATTTTTCATTATTCAAAAGTTTTTTAATAATATCTTGTTGTTTATAACTATAAATTTTTTTATTTATTTGTTGCAATACTATTTTTGATTTATCATCAAAATAATTGTATGTATTTGATTTTATATTTTTTATATTTTCAAATTGATTCTCATATGCATAATCTTCTGATGTAAATGTCCAATTTTCTGCTATTACACGTTTTTTATCCTTATTTTTCTTATGATCTTCAGTTACCTTTTTTTTAACTGATTTTGTAAACATAATGCTTTTAGTCTCCATATATATAAAATACTTATTAAATATTTAAATGTATATTATTTTAAATTGATATAAATACACTTTAATAAATATATATTTTACAAAACTGAGTTAAACTCAATATGATATATTATATTATAAGATGGAAGAAAATACTCCTACTAATGAATGCCAAGAACTTAAAAATATAAAGTATAAAACTATGTTATTAAATGGTGTGCCTCTGCAAGAAACAAAATCATCAAATGACCTATCTAACTTGGATAAATTTCTTGAAAATGAAAAAAATAATAATGTTAATGAACCATGGTGTAAATTAAATAAAACAATTAAAACAAAGAAATTGCAAGAATATGTTGAGAATTATAAAATAGAAAATATTTTATCAAATGATGAGAGTGAATTGCTAATTTCATTTTTAAAAGAGTGTATTGACCGTAAAAAACTCCAAAGAGTTAAAGATGTTTTATACGATAAAGATAATGGAAAAATTAAAGAAATTCCTGCATTGCATTATGTCAAATCTAATAAGCATTTTACATTAAAAAATTTAGATAAACGCGTTTCCACTCTTAAATCTTTAGCTCCAAAAAAATCTGGTCACGGTACAATCAGAAAAAAAGACATATCGAAAACAAATGACTCTGATTCTGAAGAAGATGATGAAAGTTAAAGATTAATATTATGAAATTAGAATTTAATTTTTTGATATAACTCAATGTTCAACTGGTGTATTTTCAGCAACAATAGGGTTTTATATTGTATCTGGAAAAGGAGTATTAAATCTCGCTAATTTATTACAAAAGTTAGGTTAATTTTTTAATATAACAAAAATAATTATATTAAAAAGATTTAAATAAGTTATATAGTATGACGACATATTTATCAGATTTAGAAGAATTACACGATATAATGGATACATTAGTATTTGAAGACGAATCTACAATTTTTACAGAAGAACATGCTATTGAGGTTGTTGAAACAGCATTTCATCTTATGGAAGAATTTATGAATGAAAACCCAACAGCAATTTCCGAGCCAAATTTTCACGACAATTTATTAGAAGAAATTAAAGAAATATTTTACATTCAAATGGAGGACCACATTTTGGATAGCGATTATATTGAAGATGATATGAACGATTTACTCGAAGATGCGTTTAATATTTATATTACTACTTTTCATCCAGAAAGGTCTCTTAAAAATGATAATGATGATGATGATGATAAATTATCTGAGATTGATGAAGAAGAAACAAATATAATTGAAGAAAAAATTAAACATTTGAGAGAACTACCTCAGCCAGTTCAAAGAACACCTGAATGGTATCAATTTAGATGGAATTTAATTACAGCAAGTAATGCCTGGAAAGCTTTTGAAACTCAAAGTACAATAAACCAGTTAATTTATGAAAAATGTCAACCCTTGAAAGATTTTACAATTGAACCAGTAGATGAAGAAGTTAAGATGGTTAATACAAATACTACATTACATTGGGGACAAAAATTTGAACCATTGTCTGTTATGATGTATGAACACATGTATAATTCAACAGTTGAGGATTTTGGCTGTATACAACATCCTATTTATAAATTCATTGGTGCGTCTCCTGATGGAATTATTATTAAATCTGAAACTGGACGTTATGGTCGTATGCTTGAAATTAAAAATATTGTTAATAGAGTAATTAACGGTATTCCAAAGAAAGAATATTGGATTCAAATGCAACTACAAATGGAAGTTTGTGATCTTGATGAGTGTGATTTTTTAGAAACTAAATTTATAGAATATCCTGATTATCAAAGTTATCGAAATGATTCATCGTTATCATCATTCAATGGAGAAGAATTTAATAGTTATGTTACGTCAAAAGATGGCAGTTATAAAGGAATTATTGTTCATTTTCATAAAAGTGACGGGTCACCACATTATGAATATATGTCCTTAAGTTTATGGACTCCTAATGATATAAGTAACTGGGAAGAAACGATTGTTCAAAAATATGAATCCGAACCATATAAGTATACTTTTCTTAAGTTTATTTATTGGAAACTTGAGAAACTCAGCTGTGTTCTTGTATTGAGAAATAAAGAATGGTTTAAAAATAATGTTGGTCAATTAGAAAAGGTTTGGAAAATTATTGAAGAAGAAAGAATAACTGGTTTTGAGCACAGGGCGCCTGTTAGAAGACAAAAGAAAGAACAGGCAACATTTAAACCTTATGCTTGCGAGGATACATGTTTTTTAAAAGTTGTTAAATTGAATTAGATTATAAATTTGGTTCCACTTTTTCTAAAGGCGGATTAATATAAAATATTTTGCATATCAGTTCTATATGGTAAACTTGTAATAACTTGTTCATTAGTTGTAAAATAACCTACGCGTGTTCCACAATCTGTACTAACAGGAGGTAAAGGTTTTATATAATTATCGCCCAATTTTTTTTCATGATATAATGCTCCACACACAGAAGCTGGAGTGCATCTGCCAATATCAGGATTATTAGGATATCTTATATTATTAGTTATTTGGTCATATGAACCTAATTTAAACGTTGGGTAATGCCACCATATATCATTTGAAGTATCGTTCGATATTTGATTTTTACCAATTAGAGGATAAGTATCCTGAACTAATACCTTAGTTTGTGCATCTGGAAACATACCAGTGGCTTGGTCTAAAGAATAATTTGAATAGCCTTCAATCATATTTGATAAATTAAATATTAATGGTAATCCAAGAGCCAATATTATTAATAAAAGTAAAAAAACAATTTGATTCATATATATAATTTATATATTTTTATTATGCTCCTTCAATTAAACTACTTACATTTTCAATCATATCATCTAAATTATTTTCGTTAAATAAATATCTCAAACAATAACTAGTAAATGGTCTTAACGTAAGGTTTTTATTAATAATCATTGATATGAATTGATTAATTTTTTCTTCATCCAATGGTTTTGGAGCAATAGCACTAAGCTTCAATAACTTTGCTCTAAACATTTCAAAAGTTGGATAATCAAATTTATATTTTCCACTGATTCTATTAATAAGCGCTTTTTCTTGGAAAATAGCATCGCAGTCGTTACCAGTAAAGAATCTAATCGTATTACCTGAGTCATCAAACCCATCCATTGCGTTTAAAATTAAACCCAATAATTCCTTATTATCTTCTCTAACGATAAATCTGTCAAAGTCTTCAAACAAAAGCAGCACTGGTTTTGAACCATTTTTAACAGGATTTAATAAGTTGCCAATATTCGAAGACTTCGCGTGAATGGAGTTTACAATATAAACATCCATATTATATTTAGACGATAATGCTTTAATTAGTGTAGTCTTTCCAGTTCCGGGAATTCCATAAAGTAAATAACTTAGACTCTTGAACTCTCCAATAGATTTCAGCAACATTTGATTCTTTTTGTGACTGGCAATTTCTGCTTCGATTGTCTTAAAATAATGTTCGTAACCAATTAAATTGCTTTCATCAAATGTAGAATAAGTTTCTGTATTAATCCATCCTTGTCTTGGGTCGTATCTAAATAATTTATTTTGGATTTTTTCTTGGACTCTCTTACCTTTTAAATCAATCAAATTTACAAGTAAATTATGCTCTTCGATAGATTTAAAATATAATACCATATATCCTTGTTTTTCTTGATTATAAACCCAGCATTCAATAGTATCCCAAGTATAAATTCCTGTATCAGGAATAGCATAAATAAAATTATTATTTAATAGAATACGTTTTGGATTATAATATTTACTGATTGCTGCTAATAAACAATCATTTGTTCGCATCTTAACCGCAAATTTGAAACCTTCTGGAACATTAACATGTGATACACTAAGCGACATTTCTTAACTATACTTTTATATTTAATCTATTTATTAATATCAATTTTTAAATTAATAGAAAAATTGGTTTAAAACTAAATTTATGAATAATATAATAATATGGACAATACAACAGAAATGCGTGTAATTAAGCGAGATGGAGAACTAGAAGATTTGACATTTGATAAAATTTTAAATCGAATTAGGAAATTAGGTCAAGATGTAGGTATTCGTGTAAACTATCAGTCGCTTGTTATGAAAGTTGTCGACCAATTATACGACAAGATACCAACATCAAAGATTGATGAATTAGCAGCTGAACAATGTGCAGTTATGTCTACCAATCATCTTGATTATGCAACATTAGCAGGAAGAATTGTTGTTTCAAATCATCAGAAGAATACAGAGCCATTATTTTCAAATGTGATGAAAGACTTATATGAATTTAAAGATATACATGGATTAAATACACCACTAATATCAGAAGAATTTTGGGATTTTACTCAACAATATAAAAATCAAATAAATACAATGATTATTCATGATAGAGATTATCTTATTGATTATTTTGGATTCAAAACATTAGAAAGAGCTTATTTATTTAAATTAGGTAATAAAGTTGTAGAGAGACTACAACATATGTGGATGCGTGTATCTATTGGAATTCACGGAGACATAGATAATCCAGATTCATTAAAATTAGTCAAAGAGACGTATGATTTGATGTCTCAGAAGTTCTTTACACATGCAACTCCAACATTATTTAATGCTGGAACACCAAGACCTCAAATGAGTTCATGTTATTTAATTGCTATGGAAGATGATAGTATTGATGGAATTTTTAATACACTAAAAGATTGTGCACATATTTCAAAATGGGCAGGTGGTGTTGGACTACATGTTCATAATATACGTGCAAAAGGAAGTCATATTCAAGGAACTAATGGAACATCAAACGGTTTGGTCCCAATGTTACGTGTATTTAATAATACAGCAAGATATGTTGACCAGGGAGGCAATAAGCGTAATGGTTCATTTGCTATTTATTTGGAGCCATGGCATGCTGATATTGAAGATTTTTTAGAAATGAAGAAGAATCATGGTGATGAAGAATTAAAAGCAAGAGATTTATTCTATGCTTTATGGATATCAGATTTATTCATGGAGAGAGTTAAAAATAATGGTAAATGGTCGCTTA